CTCTCTCTTTCCCCTTGCGGGAGTTAAATTGCTGGCGTGAACTTTTCGACGTTTTTAACTTGCCAATTCATGGAACGGGCAAAAAGCTTGTAGTTTGCTATCCCTGTTTCACTATCATTGTAGTAGTAAACATTCTCAAAAGCTTTTTTCAATACGTTTGAGTAGCTATGGAAAGTTACTTTAAGAAGCTTCTTTTTCTCATCTAATGTTTCCATCTTTCCCTCTCTCTTTCCCCTTGCGGGTGTTAAATTGTATTAAATTCGTAGGCTTTGCAATATCCTTTAACATAACTAGGATTATAATGTTTTTTTGCGAATCCTTTTTTTTCATCTAGAATTGAGATTAAATTGCCGTCATTATCCCACTTTCTAGGTCTTGAGTTTTCAATGTCTGATCTTGCATCCCAGTAACCATAGTTAAACGTTCGGCAAAAAACGCAATCAAAGTCTTTTCCTTCTGCTAAGCATTTTTTCGTATGTCTTAAATTTTTGGCTACTTTCATCTTTTCCCCCTCTGGTTTACTTGCTGATTAACTGTCCCCTTATCTACATTAAGCATATCATATATGTATATCATATGCAAGTAAAAAAAGAGATTATTTTTTTGGCTTATTCCAATAAGGCGAACGGCATTTAGCACAGGTTCTAATATCTGAAACTCTTGGCACCCAAGCATGTCCGCATCGTTCGCATTTCACTGTGGCTAATTCAATTAGTTTCTTCATACCCATATTATCGGATATGAATATCAAAAAGTAAAGGATTATTTTTATTTATTTTTTAGAATATTTAAGTTTTTATTCTCAAAAGCCTAGATACCCCTAAAACGGCTGTATAATAGGGCTATGGGTTCCCTGTAATCCGCTTATATATCTATAGAGTAGACGATCGGGCAAGCAATCGGGCATGAGACCGCAGAACAAGAGGAACAAGAGGCGGAAGCATAATACGATACACATCAACACAAGAGAGTAAACGCAAATATTATAGGACGTTGGTAATAAGCTGTGTAAAACTAGCCTATAAGATTACCTATATATAATATATAGAATAATAATAAGTCGAATGGATGAGGCTGTACCTGTTGGATTAGGGTGGTAAGGGTTTGGTTAAGTTTATACATCATTACCAGTACTTGAGCTAGGGTGAGAGGCTGTGTAACTGCTGATGTGGCAACTGGTTGCGGATGGATGGCGGTCGTAACAGCACCCCCTCCCAGGAAGGGGCTTGAGAGATATTATAGGACGTTTAGCCTGGCGCATGAGAGCCAGAGAAAGAGGTAGAAGTGGATGTTTTGAAGGCGGAAGATGCGTTGATACAAGACGCTCTAGCTCAGTTAGAAGAGCTTGATCTTGTTAGGGAGTCTAGGAAGCGGACACGTGGGATGGATTACTACGTGCCGAACAAGATGCAGTATGAGGCGCACCGCTGTCTAGCCAGAACAATCCTCTATTGCGGTGGGAATCGGGCTGGAAAAACTACCTGGGGAGCGATGGAGTTGTCCTACCACATGACGTTGCAGTATCCCGCCTGGTATCCGCATGAGAAGAGATTCAAGAGACCGATTAAGGCGGTAGTATCAGGTACCTCCTTCGCAATAGTAAGCCGAGTAATCGAGCCCAAGTTGCTATCATTCCTTCCTAAGGATTTCTACACGATCAAGAGAACGGCTCAAGGCTACCTTTCCAGAATAATAGGCAATAATGGCTCAGTTTGCGACATCTTAACCTCAGAGATGGATGATATGATGTACGAATCAGCTGACTGGGATTTCGCATGGATGGATGAACCTCAGCAGAAGAGGAAATGGCAGGGAATTCAGCGTGGTCTTGTTGACCGAAAAGGAAGAGAAATCATCTCCTTCACGCCCCTCACAGAGCCGTGGATGAAGGATGATCTCGTAGACAAGGCGGATGGAAAGAGAATCGCACTATTCCAGGTCAATATCCGAGACAATAAGACCACAATGGATGGATCCGAGATCTTGAACGAGGAGGCAATCCAAGAATTCGAGGACACGCTACCTGATGATGTAAAAGAGACCCGCATTGAAGGCAAATTCTTCCATCTTAAAGGCGTGGTTTACAAGGAATTCGGGGAAGCGCACATGAAAGAGTTTGTATACGAGTATCCTCTCCCCGTAATAGCGGTACTTGATCCTCATGACAGAGTACCGCACCACGTAATCTGGGCATACATCGACCGAGATGACTCAATCTACGTGGATTATGAGTACGAGAAACACATTGAGCTAGATGATCTCGCAAGGCAAATAGTTGCGATAGAAAAAGAGCGAGGCTACCGAGTTGTTAAGAGAATAATAGACCCCAATTTCGGAAGAAAACCCTCAAAAGTTGGAACAAACTACACCGTAATCAACGAACTGGCGAAACATGGCTGTCCATTCTACGAAGGGCAAGACAACATCGATCTTGGACACATGGTAGTCAGGGATTATCTGCACTATAACCGCAGAAAACCTCTCGGAGCCATGAACACACCCAAGATATTTTTCTCAAAAGAAAGAACCCCAAAAACAATCGCTTCAATGCGGAATCTCCAGTACGAAGAATGGATGGGCAAGACGGCTGGCGAGAAAGACGCAAAAGAAGTAGAAAAGGATAAAGAAAATCATGGAGCAGACTGCGTCAGATACCTTTGCATCGGAAGACCCAAATTCAGGTTCCTCGGTCAAACGAAAAGGGAGACCCAAGAACCTGACGGGCCAGCCTATTGAGCGGAAAGAGAACCTAACTCCAGCCGAGAAGATCCTTCTTCTTCAGCAGATAGCGATGTACAAAAGCGTAGCCGAGATAAAAGAGTGGGCAAAGGAGAAATTGGGGCGAGAAGTTCCGCAACAGACGATCTATTATCACAGAGAAGCTGAATCAAACCAGTCCATGCTCAAGAAGTTCAGGGAAGAATTCAACCAGAACATCATCTCGATTGAGTGGTCATCTAAAAGACGCAGATTAGAAGAGCTTGGGAAAGTTTATCAAGAATGCCGAGCGGACGGTAACCATTCTCAAGCTCTCAAGGCTCTTGCCCAAATGCAAGAAGAAGTTGAAGGAAAAAAATCTCAAGCTCTTACTCTAAACCAATACAACTACTCCACTATGTCAGATGAAGAGATAGATCGGAAACGCCTTGAACTCATTGAGTCCATAAAAAGACACAAAATTATTAATATTTCCGCCCAAGAAAACGAGATGCTAGAAAATGGGTGATATAATCAAAAATAAAGAAAGAGGTGACTTTATGCCATGCGGACCGAAAGATCATAAAAGAGAAGATAAAAAGAAAAAACCGAGAGGCAAATAACTTGGCCGTAGAACTCAAAGAAGAAATGCGCTCAGAGGGAGTTCCCGAACAAGTTCCTCAATCTCCAATTCAGACAAACGGAATCCAGATTCAACTCTCTCCAGAGATGGAGAAAGTTCTTGTCATGATTGTGAAAGAGGATTACGAAGCCTCTAAATCGGCAAGAGATGAGAAAGATTACGGCATCTCGTCTAAGGGTGAGAAACTGTCATTCGAGAAATGGCTTAAGGGATTAAGAGATCTTTACAACTCACGCAGAGAAGCGAAGACCGAACCTTGGAAATTCTGTTCCAACCGATCTCTTAGAACTGCTACCTCTATTCTTGATCTTTTACATGCCCGTCTTTTACCTGCCATCGTGAATGACGAGTTCATCCGCTGGCGAGCTAACAAGATTCAAGATTACCAGAAAGTAGAAAGAATCTCAAAGCTCATGTACTGGTGGATTTGGGTGCATAACCGCATGAGAGGTTTTTTTGATAACTGGGTAAAAACTATCCTCGGCTACGGCGACACGCTCACAGAAGCAACATGGAAAGTTGTTCCAATTGATTCTGGAGAAAGACAGAAGATTCCTATAACTGATGAATTTAATCAGCCTATTATGAATCCTGACGGAACTCCAGCGGTTCAAGAATCAATCAACTTAACCTTCCAAGAATCCTCAGAGTCGAAGATTTATCAGAAAGAGCAGGTATTTCTTCAGAAGGGATCGAAAGACATCCAGAGAGAACCTGTCGTAATCGAAGAGGAAATTCTTTATCGGGATCTTGAGCAAGGCGAGACGGAAGGAAAGTTCATGAATGTCTCTAACCTTCTTCGTACCATGATCCCAATAGCAAAAGAAGTAACGACTGGATTATCAGAAGAAGAAGCAGAAAGAGTTACAAGAGTTAAACTCAGGAATCATCCTGTTAAAATCCTTAAAGCCTATCTAAACTTTGACGCAGATGGAGACGGCTTCGACGAGGACATCCGAGTTTATATTTGCCCAGAATATGATCTTTATCTTGGCGGTGTTCCAACTCGCCTTCTTACGAAAAGCGGAAAACGTCCAATCAATTTCACGAAACTTGAATCACGCATTGATCGCCCAGAAGAAAATGACGGAGAGGGAATTTTAGAGAAGATAAAAGAACTATCTGATGAGATAGATGCAATATTCAACCAATTATCGGACTCTAATACCCTCTCCATTCTTCGCCCAGGGTTTTATGATCCAGCTGGGGATCTTGATGCGCCAGTACTAAAGATTGCGCCGAATCGTATGCAACCTGTCACAGCTCCAAACCAGAACATTTTATTCCCGAATATCGAGATCAACACAGATCGTTTGATGAACGCAATACGGCTTGTGATGGAATTCATTGAGAGGCTGACAGCCGCCTCATCTTATGTTCTCGGAAGGGAATCAGAAATTGTAGGGGGATCTGGAACTGCTACTCGAACAAACGCAATTATGCAATCAGCGGAGCAACGATTCCAGTTACCAGCAGAACGTCTCAGAGATGGGGCTTCACGTGAACTAAAGAATCACCTGGACCTCCTACAACTTAATATTCCGCCTGGTTTAGAGGAGCGTATTTTCGGAGAAAAGGGAGATCCATTATTCGACAAGAATGAGCTTAGTCAGCTTGGAATCAGCGGAGAATTTGACGCATATATTCTTCCCGATCCGTCAATGGGTTCCGCCCAAACGGAACGTGATCTTTCTTCAATGCTTTATTCGGTCATGCTTCAGAATCCGATTGTCGCATCTGATCCAGTAAAGATTTATAAGTTTACGGCAGATGTGTTGAGAGCCAATAAAAAGGATCCAAAATTCTATCTTGGACCCGAACCTAAAGATGACATGTTTGACGAGCCAGAAGATGAGAACACGCTTATTCTTCAAGGTCAGTTTCAGAAAGTAAGAGCGCAACTTACAGAGAACCACATCTATCACATTAAGAAACATCAGGACTTATTGATGTCTCCAGAGATGAAACTTCTTCCCCCGAACTTGCAACAAGAGATACTTCAGTATACTCAACTTCATATCCAAGAACATCAACAGATGCTTTCCCAAATGATGAGCATGACAACATTGGGAAAAGGAGGAAAACAAAATGGAGGAGAATCGGGAGGAGATTCAGAGAACTCTCAAGGAGCTATCAATCAGCCCCTCATGGAGAATGTACCTGGCCCACTTGGAGAAGCAATGGACACGAAAAGAAAAGGAGAAGAGCAAAGCACTCCGAATCAATAATTCTTTTGAGGCAATGAAACAGCAGTTTGAAATTGACGGAATAAAGTTTGCGGTAAGCGAACTTGAAAATGAAATCAAACGACTCAACTTACCTGAGTCAGAACATGGAGAATCATAAATGGAATCGCCTGAAAGGGTAGAAGAAGAAGTGATTATTGAACCGCCGTTAGCGAAGGAACAGATCGACGTTACTCCGCAACAGAAAGAGCAGCCGAAACCTGTCATTAGCAATGATGACAAGATTGAAAAGATGCACAAGCGGATGGAATATCAAGCCCGTCAGTTTGAGCGCGCAATGAATGAGATCAAGAACTTGGCTGAGAAGATCACGACTGTTCAGCCGAAGCAAGCTCCAGAACCTCAAGTGGAAGAAGATGAAGTTGATCGTGTAGCGCAATCAGATTGGAAAAAAGGCGTGAAGATGGTTGTTACGCCTGAGATCGAGCGCACAGTAGAAGAGCTTCTGAATAAACGTGAGCAAGCCCGTTTAGAAGCGCAGAAAGCGCAGACAGCACAGCAAGTCCGTGAAAAGTCTATGGCAAGAGTATTGGAGGATCATCCTGAAATCGAGGATGAGGACAGCGAATTCACAAGAGTATACACCACGGTCTTGAATGAAGATCCGAACCTGCTCTCGAATCCGCTTGGTCCAGAACTCGCAATGGCTCGTGCTGAAAAGAGATTGTCAAAAAACAGTGCTACAATAAATACAGAGACAAACTCCGAAAGAGTTGCTCGTGTAAAGGCGGTTTATGCCCCGCAAGGAAAACAGCCGTCAGATTCAAAGCGTATTGTTCTTACCGCAGAGGAAAAACGCATCTGTGATGAAAAAGGAATCAATTATGCTGATTACACGAAAATGCGTGGATTAACGCAAGCCAACTTCAGAGAAGGAGTATCAGTCGATGAGTGAAGATAAAAAAGTGCCTACATTTTTAAAAGAACCACTAGAAGAAACTCCAAAAGTTACTAGCAAGAAGGAGACTCCGAGCGCATCTCCCACAGTTCTACTTTCTTCTGCGGACGCTTACGTATATGAGCGCATGAAGTCACAGCCCAAAAGCCTTGATGAAGTTGATGTTAAGGTTGAGGAGAAGATCGTCCCAGGTCAACATCGTCTGTCACTGCCAAACGAAATCAAAGCGTTTGAGAAGAAGTACGCCTTTAAATGGATCTTTAAACGTCCGCAAGCAATCTCAGAAGCCTGTGATTTACGGGGCTGGGTTCTTGCGAACAAAACATATTTCCCAGAACTTCCGAATCATTTATTTACCGCCAATGGGTCAATCGAGCGAGGCGATTCCATCCTTGCTTTCATGCCCCAAGCGAGAGCCGAAATTTTACGCAGGAAGCCAGGAGAACTATCACGTTCAGCAATCAAAACAAGATTTGATGCCCACAAAGACGACCCGAATTATTACGTCCCAAAAGACGAAGAAGATTCGAAGGTTGTCGGCATCTAAATAGGAGATTAAACAATGGCTAATGATGATGCAATCTCAGCCAGAGGCGGTCTCGTTCCTGTAAACTTTCCGTTTGGAAATATTAAAAAGAATGTTTATAGGCTTACGACTTCCGCAACTGCGGCTGTTTTTTTTGGACAACCGATGGACCTTGATGCTAATGGTCGTGTCGTACCAGCTGGTATGGCGGCTAATAGCAACACGATTCTTGGTTCAGTAATTGGATTTTTAGATTTAAACAAAGCTGGATTACCGAGTGCTATGACATCTCTTTCTCAGGGTTCTTATTTACCTGCGAATACGGATGCTAACGTGATTATCTCAGATGATCCTGACCAAGAATATTACATTCAAGAAGATACGGGCGGTTCAGCTCTTGTTGAAGGAAATATCGGCAACACAGCTTTGATTACGTATCGCACTTCAAGCGGTTCCACAACCACTGGTTGGTGTACAGCCGAACTTGACCGTTCAACCATCGGTACGGCAACTGGAAACAACCTTGTGGTTATTGGGCTTCAGGATTATATCAATTCTGACGGCACGACAAATAGTTGGGGCAATTATGCGAAGCTTCGTGTGAAGCTCGTTGCTCCGAGACTTGGCCAACACGCCTTATCAGCGGCTATCTAATAGAGGAGACCAATAAATGAACAGAGCACAGTTTAATAAAGCTGTCGTTCCTGGCCTCTTTGCGATGGCTATGGCCGACTATAAGAAGAAAGCTTCCGAAGCGATTTGGAAGAAATTGTGTACGGTTAAAAAATCAAGCCGTGCTTATGAAGAAAGCGCATACTTTGCAGGTCTTGGATTACCCGCTATTAAACCAGAGGGTAAAGAAATCAGCTACGACGATTTCGTTCAAGGTCCCACAAAGCGTTGGACACACTTGACCTATGGTCTTGCGACTCGCATTACTGAAGAGATGATTGATGACACTCTTTATGGTGATGTGCCGACCGAGATGGAAAGTCAGGTTAAAGAAATCTCCAACTCATTCTCTGAGTTGTGGGAAGTTCTTGTCCATGATTTGTTTAACAGCGGAACCGCAACGACCTCTCATACGGGCGGTGATGGTTTAGCTCTTTTTTCTGCGTCACATCCTTCTCTTCGTGGCGGAACTTGGTCTAACTTGCTTAGTCCAGCGGCTGATCTTTCAGCTACCAGCTTGCAAGCCTCGATTGATAACTTCACGACAATGAAGGACGATTCTGGAAAATACCAAATCATTAAGCCCAAATTCATGCTTATCCATCCGAACAATGCGTGGAAAGCTGATGAGCTTCTTGAATCTGGTTATGATCCTGAAAGCGCAAACAACAGTGTCAACTCAATCAAAAAGTGGGGTCTAAAACCAATTGTCAGCCCGTACTACACTGACACTGATGCCTTCACCTTGATTGCTGATGCTCCTACCGCTGTTAGCGGAATTATTGCGTTCATGAGACGCAGTCCTTCCTTCGCTAATGACGGTGATTTTGAAACGGGCGATTTTAAGTTCAAGGGAACTGCACGATTCAGCGTTGAGTGTAATAAGGCTAATAATTTATATCACAGCGCTGGGGCCTAAATGAATATTTCCATCGAGTATTTGGCTGGAATAATTGACGGTGAAGGATGTTTAATGATAACTGCGCTTAAAAACAACAAGGATTCTAAAAGGGGTATTCGCTATGATCCTGTTATGCAGATTTCAAACACATACCTTCCCGTTCTTCAACTAATTCAGCTTCAATACGGTGGAAGAATTCAAGTTAGTAGAAAGGATTGTTTTACTCTTCATTTTTCAGCAAATAAAATGAGAGAATTACTTCCTAGATTACTACCTTTTCTCATTATCAAGAAAACACAGGCAGATGTTTTAATGAAGTTTTTATCACTAAGAAAACCATGTAGAAAACTTTCTAATGAAACATTTGATTCCTATGTTGATTGCTATAGAGATATTAAGGTTCTTAAAACTGAAAGATTTAAATTAAATTAACATACTTGCTGGGGTGGGGGTTTTGGCCCTCACCCTGGTTCGTTAAAATCTCAGTATCGTAAAGCCGAGCTGAGTAAAGGATAAAAATGCCTCATCAACCCACAAGACTTCCATACGGTTTAAGTTTCGTAAAGCCAGGCGTTGCGTCAACGGAATATACTTTTACTTCTGGCGATCAAACTCCTGACGTTTCTTACGGGACATATTTCATTACTGGCGCATCCGCATTAACCATCACAAACTTTGATGGCGGTGAACGTGGAAAGATCATCTTCTTACGTTGCAATAGTGGCGGAGCAACAACCATTCAGAACTCTGCTGGCGGTATTAACATCACGAATATTGTGATGGGTGTTACTGGCGGTGCTAATCTTTTCTTATCGGCAAGTAACGGAAACGCACTTCTCTTAAATGAAGAAGTTGCTCCTTTTGCCCATAACGGAACTGATTGGGATTACATTGGCGTTAGAGCCGTAATCAATACTCAGGTCTAATGGCTCGCAACAAGAGATTTAAACTCAGGAACTCTGATCGGTCTGGTTTTGAATATAAAGAGATCGAGCTGGTTAATGACAAAGGCTCTCTTGTTGGTGGTGACGAATTTGATACTCCTCCTCCCTCCAACATTCCACTTGGCGGGGAGGGGGATATCAGCGGAGATCCAAGACCAGGTTCATCTACGAGTTATGCGACTCCATCTGGTCTTGGTTTCAATGTTCAGTACGTAACAGCTGGCGGAGGAATTTCTTTTCAGTCTGGATCAGATGAAGAGGGTGAGCCGAACTCAAACTATTCATGGATTTTAGTTTCAGGTTCCAATCAAACGGTTGATATCACAAAAGATCCGCAGATTAGCAGAGCAAGTCAGAACAGTATTTTGACGGTCGAATGTGTCGGATCTGGAATATTGCTTCAAAATGGAAGTGGTCTTTCTTTAAGAAGCGCAAACTTTTTAATGGATTCGGGGGCAATCATCTCTCTCTTTTATTCACAAACAGACAATCTGTGGCACGAAGAATCTCGTTCTCACAGAACTAAAAATTACGGAGAATTCTAATGGCAAACAGAATTGTTGGAAATGTGTATATCATAGATACAGGCTCGGCAAATGTCGCTCTTCCTGTTCCAAATCCCTACAAAGTTATGTCGATAAGGGCTTGGTTTTCTGATACATCAGGTAAGGCTGTTTTTTCTTATTCGGATACTTCTAATGTTTTTTGCATATTATCGGCAAACAGAACTCCAGTTACAGTTGGTGGTATCACTGATGAATCCAATCTTGGTGGTCTTAACTTTGATGAGCTTAAAGTTCCTGTTTTAACCGCTGGAACAGCCTGGATTTATTTAGGTTAACGTGACGATCTACGAACACCGCACATCATTAACCGCATCCGCTGGAGAGGTTAGCACAACCTCTCTTAAAATAGTCGGCGGATTATTGCGTTATGTCCTCGTTAGAGCAAATACCGCAACAACCAATTTCAGGCTTACGTTAAAAGATGATCACAATACAGAACGCCTTAATTATGGTTTTCATAAAGGCGAAATTGTAGACGATAAACTTTCTATGCCAGTTGATGGCACTTACACAGCCGTAATAACAAACGCAAACCAGGATGATACTTTTGAACTTATTCTCTCAGTACAAGAATAAATGGTGGGCGAGTAGAGAGGAATCTCTAAAACGTGAGTTTGCCCAAAAAGAGATTGATCTTTTAAAGGAACTTCATGATAAAGAGAGAGAAGTTGCTGAAACTATTGAGCAAAGAAAAGCCCATCTTAAAGATGAGCGAGATTCTGTTGAAAAAATCGCAAAAGAGAACGAGCTTTATGAGGCGCTTGTCCATGATCGAAGAATCGAACTTGAAAAAGCGAATACAGAACTTAAACAACAAATAAGGCTTATTGAAGCAAAGGCAAGCCCTGATTCGGTTTGGACAGAAGCTTTCTCACTTGGATTTTCAAAAGCCTGGGACATGATGCTCCCATTAATGAGAGATGGATTTGATAAATTAAAGGATAAAATAAGAACTGACGCAATAGAAGACTCGATCAAGAATTTTAATGACAATGTTAATGCCTCTGTTGCAAAGAAGATCGAATCAATGCAATTAGATCATCTTAAATCTTCAAATGAAATAAGAATAAAAATGAAAGATTTAGAAGATAGGATCCATCTTACATCTGATAAAAATGAAATCACTCAATTAAAAAATTATATTAACGCATTAAAGTGGATTCTAAATGACGATACGAAAAATTAGCGATCTCCAACTAGGCTCTATCGGGAGTACAAAAGTTCTTACCTTAACAAGCACAGAGAGCCTTTACACCATATCTTCTGGTATGAGAGCTGTAGAATTCACGAACCACACATCTGTAAATATTTATTACGGGCAGTCCAATTTATTAGTTAATTCAGGCGGGATTATCACACAAAACAACTCGAAAGTTTTCGATACGATTGTTGATAATTTCAGGATGTACTTTGTTGTTACTGGAGGCACTACCACCTTGGTTGCTCAAGAATATCTGGGGCAATAATGTCAATTGAAACAAGGATAAGATCTAATAATAATCAAGGCGGTGGCGGTGCGACCGCAAACACTTCCGCCATCGTTTATGCTCCTACTGGCGGTGCGTACGTCGCCTACGTTGCAGATGCCCAGCTTTCCTCAGAAAAAGTTCTTACAGCCTCAAACAATATCACAATAACGACTGACGCTGGTGCCATATACATTTCAGCTAATACTGGAACGGGCGGTGGTAGCGGAGCATCCACGGCTGGGAATTATGTTGTTTTCACAGCTGATGCGGGTTTGTCAAATGAGAAGGTTCTTACCGCATCCAACAACATAATTATCACGACGGATGCCACAACTATTTGGTTGTCTGCTAATACTGGAACTCCTGGAAGCGGGATTATATACGCTCCGACAGGGGCTCCGTTTATAACATTTGTTGCGGATAATACCCTATCGAATGAGAAAATTCTCACAGCTTCAAACAATATTACAATAACAACAGATGGAAGTTCTGTTTTTATCACAGCTCTAACTCCCACCGTAATCGCTCAATCTGGTGGAACGGTCTATACGTCAACTGGATCTTATTTTGTTCTATCCCAAACAGATGGATCCCTTCCGAACAGCAAGGTTATTGTGGCATCAAATAACATGACTGTTACAACAGATTCAACAAGAATATTTTTGACAGCCCTCACACCAACCATTGTTTCCCAATCTGGTGGAACTATTTATGCGCCAACAGGAGCTCCTTACATTGTTTTTGTTGCCGATAATACTCTAAGCAATGAGAAAATATTGACCGCTTCCAATAACATTACTATCACGACAGATTCGACATCCATCTTTATCAGTGCGAATACTGGAACTGGTGGCGGGTCTGGAGCTTCTACAGCTGGAAATTATGTTGTCTTTAGTGCGGATGCTGGTCTTTCAAACGAAAAAGTTTTGACGGCAAGCGACAATGTCACAATTACAACAGATTCAACGACGATATGGATTAGTGCCACCACAAATTCGGCAACTGGCGGAGGCGCATCAACGGCTGGAAATTTTATCGTGTTTTCAGCTGATGCAGGGTTATCGAATGAGAAGGTTTTAACAGCCAGTAACAATATCACCATAACAACTGACGCTTCATCAGTCTTTATTACAGCTTTGACTCCGACAGTAGTTGCTCAATCGGGCGGTACAGTTTACACTTCAACTGGCTCTTTCTTTCTACTGTCTGAAACCGACGGAACATTGCCGAATTCAAAAGTTGTTGTTGCTAGTAATAATATGACTGTTACTACTAGCTCAACTCAGATGTTTTTATCGGCTAATACTGGAGCCACAATATTTTTTGCTCCAACTGGCGGGGAATATGTTACATGGGCGGATAATAGTACGCTTAGTAATGAAAAAATCCTTACAGCTTCAAACAACATTCAAATTACGACAAGTTCAACCCAGGTTTTTGTAACAGCATTAACGCCTACGGTAACAGCGCAATCTGGCGGGACTGTTTATACGGCAACGGGCTCATATTTCCTTCTTTCTCAGACGGATGGATCACTTCCAAATTCTAAAGTCATTGTTGCGAGTAATAATATTACCGTCACAACAAGCGCTACTCAGATGCTTATTTCCGCAAATACTGGGGCAACCATATTCTTTGCTCCGACTAACGCACCATATATTACTTTCCTAGCGGATTCGACACTTAGCAACGAGAAAATTCTAACAGCCTCAAATAACATTTTAATAACAACTGGTGCTACCCAGGTATTCTTAACCGCAACGACTTCATTCTATGCTTTCGCATCAACAGCAACAACCTTAACTGCCAGTTCTGGTCTTTCTGGCGGCGGGGATTTATCAGCCGATAGAACTTTTAGTGTAAATACAAATGTCAGAGATAAGATTCTTGGATTTTATGGAGCAGGTAATTTGTCTACCGCAATGCTACTGGAAACTCAAAGGGTCTATATCCCGTTTAATATGCAACTTATTAGGGTTAATCTTGCTGTTGAATCTTCAGCGACTGGAGCCGCAATTATTGTTCAGTTGAATCAATACAATAATACTATTAGTGCCTCAACTGGCATATTTGCCTCAGCAAATAGACCTCAAATTGCCGCATCAGCATCCGTCGGATCATCAACCACATTTGATATTGGATCTTTATACGCAGGTAGTTATCTCGGAGTTCAGATGGATCAGGTGGGCTCATCAGTAGCTGGAAGCAACTTAACTATTACTCTTATTACTAGGACAAGTTAATGAAGATTTATATTCAATGGACTACCAATCCAGCCTCTGGTTGGATTAAATATGACCATAAAGATTGGTCAAATATTTTATTTAAACCAGCGCCAGTTGGTGGTGAGATAATTGATGATACGCCTGGATGGATTTTTAGATTAAATGTTCAGGGTGTTATATTCGGCGGAGATCACATATCTATGTGGGAAGAAGAAGGCAAACTTAGAGTTAGCCTTATAAATAATGATCGTGATGATTTTAGTTTAAATGATATGTTGAAGGTTGATTTTTCATTTGACACTGTTTTAGAAAATAAAACAAATTCGATGTATACCCGAACAAGACAATCAAGAAGCTTGGAAAAAGGTTTTAACAATGAAACTTTTAAGTTTCCTCAAAATTCTATAGTTGGGCATGGTATATGGGTTAATCAAAATCTTTATAACGATCATAACTCATTTAAGCCATCTGGATGGAGAGACTGGATCGGAGAAACATTCTAATGGCTGTATATTACCTTAATACAACAGTATCAGATTTGGTTCCCGTAACTGGAGATAGTTACAATGCGGTAACGTCTGGCGTGGTAACTGGAACTCCTAGCAATTTTGCTGTTGCTGGTGCTACTACCGCAGATATTATGGCTTGGAGTACCGATGCCAATGTTCCCAATAGGGCCGATTGGAGCAATGGTTCATACCAATTCTCTGTCGATGTTTCAAATATTGTTGCAACCTTAACTGCAAGATGTCGACTTTATAGGGTTAATAGCAGTGGAGTTATTCAAGAAACTATAGGAACCGGTCCTGATTTTACGACAACGGCAATTCATACTGGATCATTCGCAGTAGACCCATCTGCTGGAAACGCTAGTGATAGATACCAATTAAGAATCAATGCTGATAACTCCGATACTATGATGGGTGCATCAATCACTGTTTCGGTTGATGGTGTCGATTCATTTATTGTTTTTCCAGAAGTTGTTGTAGACACAGGTTCATCAAATGACGCTCAATCATTCTTTTTTCAGTTTACATAAATAAAAATGGAAAATTGGGATGGGAAAGAAAGAAGATTAATGAATCAAGATCAAATAAATAGAGACCGCCTCTTGAGCGAGGTTCATTCTGACATAAAGCACCTATTAAAATGGGCTGATGAGCACACGAAAGACGATGAGAAGAGATTCAAGGAAGTTGATACCAGAATGAAAATGGCTGAGAAAGTTATTTATGGGGCATTAGGCATTTTCTTATTCGTTCAGTTTGTTGTTAATTTTGTTAAATAGGGAGGCAATATGAGTTTACTTGATTCCATTAAAAGCGGTGTTAGCAGAGCGATTTGGAAAGGTGTTAAACATGCGGGTACGGCTATTGCTGGTTTTGGTGCTACTTTCCTTCTTAACAAACTGCATTTTCAGTTGTCAGCAGACCATCAAATAGCGGTTGCAGTGGCTATTACTGGGGCGTTGGGAACAATTCTAAAGATGCTTAAAGACAGGTTTCCTAAGCAACTTGGATGGTTATAATGCTTGAGATCATTGGGGCGGTTCTTAAGATTCTCCAGATGCTTCTTGGCAGGTGGTTTGAGTTTACCGACGAGCAAAAAGCTAAAACTAAAGAACTACTAAAGGAGGTCCCTAGTGCTAAAACACCTGAGTCTATTACTGCTGTTTTCGATAGGATTAATCGCCTTTAACGGATGTGCTAGGAAGATCGTTCTTCATCCTTTAACGGACAAAGACATTAAACAGGATGGAAACTGGATTTGCATGACTCCTGAGTACGTTCAAGAAGTTATGCGAGCGAGGCTTGGAAAATAATGGGAGAACTGATCTTTATTATCGGATTAATTGCGGGTTTGATTTTGCCTTTTCTTTTGCTTACAGGATGGGGTCGTAAATTCTGGGTTGTTCTTATGTCGGTTATTGGCTTATCAGTAGGGGTGGCAGAGATATGTGGTAAAATATTTATAGGAAAAACAATAAGCCGTATGTACTGGGAATGGTCACTTGCTCATGAGACCACCTCATGGATAGTCGCCATTATTTTAATTTGCGGATGGTTAAATCTAATTATCCATCTTCAGTGGAAAGTCATAAAAAAGAGGCTGGAGAAGAAAGATGTCTAAAAATCTTAACGAAATTCCATTTACTGAGATTTGCGAGAGAGTTCTTGAAATAACAAGAACTCCTGGCAATTACATGTCAAAAATAAGAGGGGATGTTAATGAAGTTTATACTGTAGAGGTCCCTGTTAAATTTGACTGGAACTTTCTCATTGCTTCAACCTCTATTGTCACAACCCCTGAATATACTAGCGGTACAGTTTCTGCCACAACTGGATCTTCCACAGTCACCTTCTCTTCAGATGCCACAATAACATCTGATATGACTGGCAGAAAGATCAAATTCTCTGGGAATGATGTCGTGTATGAGTTCACCTATTCAAATGCTACTGGCGGAACGATTAACCCAGCTTTTTACGGAAATGCAAATGTTTCTTCTACGTCTTATTCTATTTTCCAGAACATTTATGCCCTTCCAACAGGGTTTGATCGGTTTCCAAAGAACGGTGGAATTTATAAGTGGAACGGCGGGCAAAAGACGATTATTTCAGAGGAATCATACCAAGAAGCCACTTCTTTGTTCCAATCAAGCCCGACCGATAATCCCGATAAAGTAAGATTGGTTGGTACAGATACGGCGGGAAGGCAACTTGTTGAGTTTAGACCAGCCCCTAAAAGCCAACGTGTTTATGGCTGTGATTATCTTAAGAAATTAGATCCATTAAAAGAAACAACGTCTGGAACCGTTCTAATCTCAGCTGGCGGAACTACCGTTAGTGGTAGTGTCGATTGTCGCTTTACACAAGCAAGTACTGGAGACTACATAAGGATTGATGTTTTTGGTGTTTCTCAGGATTCAACATGGTATAGAATCAACTCAATTTCTAATGATTCATCTTTAACCATCGCAACTCCATTTGCTTCATCCGCCGTAACAACCGCTGAGTATACGATCTCTTCCGTTCCTCAATACCCAGCCAAACTGCATCCTGCTCTTATTTATGGAGCTTCTAGAATGGTAACTGTTGACCAGAATGATCCAAATGCCGCTTTGCATATTGCCAGATATGCAGAGGTTTTAAGTGATGGTAAGCGTATTTATGTCAGCCGAGTTTACAACCAAAAAATAGAATCAATAGCCGAAGATTTCAAATACAGGTACTAATGCTTAAAAAAGTTGCCGATTTAACATCTCAGGATTTCTCAAAGGGATTGAATACGATCTCTAACATCCTGAATCTGTCTAAAGACCAATCCCCTAATATGATGAATGTTAAGGTAAATTTTGACGGTTCTATTGAGAAAAGACTCGGCTCCAGAAAGCAAAATGCGACGATTATAGCATCTTCTGGTAGCCAATCTTGGAATGTTGATAGCGGAACAACTCTATCAACTAATATTGTGTCATTCTGGAAGCTGGATGAACCATCTGGAACAAGAGATGATTCTTTTGGGGCGAATGATCTAAGTGATAACAATGGTGTTGGGCAAGCTAGTGGCATTAAAAATGCGGCGGCTTTATTTGCGGCGTCTAATTCAACTTACTTATCTGTTAATAATAATGCCACTCTACAGACTGGCGACATCAATTTCTCCTTATCGAGCTGGTTTTATTTAAATTCAACGTCCCCGTCAATTCAAAGAACTATTGTTTCAAAGAGAGATTCAGGCAATTCATCCTCTGTTTTATTGCTTCTTCATTGTGACGGAGTAGACGGTTCTACAACATTTACTGATAAATCATTAAGCGGAAGAACGGTAACAGCTAGTTCAACCATCATTGACGATGCTATTTACAAGTTTGGCGGAGCAAGTGGGGAATATACTACAACAACGAGTTATCTTTCTATTCCGAACAACTCAGATTTTAATTTTGGAACTGGAGACTTTACATTTGAGCAATGGTTGTATGTCCCAACAAATGACCAACAGCTAATAATGTCTGACGGTGGTGAAACCGATTGGATAAATTTTTATTTTCAAACAAATCAGTTTGTAGCTCGTTTAGAAGGCGGAACAAGCCATGCTTTTAGTCATTCTCTAGCTTCTGGAACATGGGCTCATGTTGCACTTGTAAGATTGTCTGGGTCATTAACTTGCTATTTAAATGGAATTTCTCTTGGTTCAGTGAGTGATGGGGCTAACCTTTCAACGGCAAGTAATATTATTATTGGAAGATCTCCTTCAAATCCATTTGCTCCAGTAAGGACAGAATCTCGAATTGATGATATCCGAATTTCTAATGTCGCTCAATATTCAGCCAATTTCACAACCCCGACAGAAGCATTTAACAACCCATCTCTTGGTACTAATTTTGAATATTGGTTATACGTTAACACAGATCAGAGAGTCGTATTTGAAGTTTCAAGTTCTGGAACCGTAAAGAACGGGCAAGTAATAGCGAGTAGTTTCGGAGCGGTTACAACTGGAACTTGGTACAACGTTATTGCTTGGCACGACACGGCAAATGTGCTTGGAATATCAGTAAATCTTTCAGCCAATTCCGCCTCTTATTCAGATGGTGTAAGAGCTGGTTCATCACCTCTTGTTTTAGGTTCTATTAGCAACGGAACAAGTAACTTTTTTGACGGAAGAATTGACGAGACTGGATTTTGGAAAAAAGTATTAACCGCCCAACAAAGATCGGACTTATATGGTGGGGGAAGTGGAAACACCTATAATCTAGCCTTTTCTAATTTCCCATGGGCATCTTTTGATTTTGGAGCCTCTAATAACAGATGGCTAACTGTAGCGGCTGGAAGTGGGATTTACACATCTTCTGATCTTGGAGTGAATTTTGTAACAATCGCCTCAAATAGAACAGCTACTTACCAAAGTTTTGAGCGTTCCAAGAACATTCTTATTGCAACCTCTGACGCTTATGATGTTCCTCTTATTTGGACTGGTTCTGCTGGAAGCCAGATGACGATATTTAATACTTCCGCTCCTTTGGCTAAATATTGCATCAATTTCCAGGGCTTTACAATTCTTCTAAATACCGCATCAAGAAAACGCTCCTTTTACTATGAAGATGAGAACACTCATATCACTGGAGATTGGGCCGATTCATTCGATCTTCCATCCTCGGCTGATGATGAAACCACGACAGCTTTCATTCTTAGAGGAACTCTTTATGTAAGTACAAGATACGCTCTTTTCAGGATGTCTTATGTTGGCGGAAATCCTGACTGGTCATTCCGAAAAATTAAGGATTGGGGATTTGTCCCACGCACAGCCAAGATCATCACGATTAAGGATGTGGGCGAAGTCTGCATGGGCATGTCTTGGGACTTAAAGTTGCGATTATTTGACGGCTCAGATGACAAGATAGTGTCAGATAACATTGAGAATAACAATATGCTTTGTGATTTCGCAATGGATAATATCAGCACATCTGGATCTGGTTTAATCGTGTCATTCGCAGAACACGACAATAATGACCAGAATTACAAGCTTTGTTTGGCTATCGGAGCTGGCTCAACACAAACAACTCATTTCATTAATTTTAATGGAAGAACTCAGTCATTCTTTCCATACAACAATATGTTATTTAATACTATGGTTATGGCTGAGTCGGCAAATCAGCAGTATCTTATGGCTTTTGACAGGGCTGGTTATTGCCACATGATGGATAGTGGAAATCTTGACGGAGGAACAACTCCCATCGATGATGTTTTTGATTCTTCTCTCTTATATGAGAAATCCCCATCTGAAGTTTCTAAAAGCCAGAAGATAGATTTTTATTTATCTCCAACCTCTTCTGGGACTTTATTATTCAGAGATCGGGTTGATTTTGGATCTGATTTTAAAACTCATGACAGAATAGATTTATCTGATACTACAAATAAGATCATGATCAAGAAATCGATCAATATTCCAAAAACACAAGGTGTTTATCAGTGGCAGATAACAAGCTCTTCCAATACAGCAAATCCATGGAAACTAAATAGAACAGATTATTTTCTATCTGGTCTTGGAATTGGTCAAAATGAGTAAGCTGGGTGATTATGACTTTAGGGGGCAAGATCAAGAGATAATAGATTTCAAGAACGATGTTATAACGATTGTTAATTTTGGAAAAATACAAAAACAAACCGTAACTTCCGTTCCAGCGTGGCGTGGAAGAAAGGGCGAAGAAGTTTATCTTATGAGCGGGACAACAGGTGTGCTTTACGTGTGTACATCAGATAACACTATTACATGGAAACCAGTTGTGACTTTCAGCATCGCATGATTTACGAGATATTGGAGTTACTTCTTAGAAGCGGGTTTAGACCTTCGAAGCCGAAGATGCTTGTGGTGTACCAATATTTCATGAACATGATGAAAGGCGGAAGAATCATCACGTTTAGGGAGCAAGATGAGCTTATTGGGTTCTGCACCTATTCCATGACCAACGCCCATGACGCAGTTTATGGGAAAAGTATGTGGGATTACGTTGAGCATAACGAAGAAGGAAAAGGCGCATATATCGAGATGATTGTGTCCTATAAGTGGGACAAGAAACTCCGCCTTTTAGTAGAAGAAGCTATCGCAAAAAAGTACCCGAACTTCGAATACGGGGTTTGGCATAGACCAACAGAAAATCATGATAGAATGTTAATAGTGAGGAGAAAAACCAATGTACCAAGTAAAGATCCTATCCAGTAAAGAATTTGATGATGTGGCGAAGTCTAGTCCACGGTATAAGAACGTGGATGAAGATAACATGGGTTTTGCTGATCCAGTAACGAATACTGCCTATGTTCGGCATACCGCCTTTCCTGAGCTTAATAAGTATCTTATTGACCATGAATACAGCCATCTTGTGGAAGAGCATGGAACTGATGAAGACGAGATGGGGATTCGGCATAAAAAGAAAAAGGGGTTCGCCAATATCCTGAGGACGATTATCAATCCTATTAATATTCCTGGACTTGGTCCTCTTTCTAATTCAGATAAGGGCATTTTCCAAACTGGGGGAGGATCTCAAGAGCAGGCACAACAACAGTTAAGTCCTCAAGAGGTTGCGCAGTCCTATCAGAACTCTTTCGGCACTACTGGCGCACAGTATGGGAATCTTGGTGGCTCTCCTCAGGCGTCTCAATCTGCTCCTTCTGGAAATTCTCAAGATTCTATTAGTGGTGGTCTTTATCAGGGCGGAATTAACCAGCAACAGCGGAACATGGATCCAGAACTTCAGAAGCGGTTAAGCGGATTTTTTAGCGGAAGGATGGTTTTCTAATGGCTAGTAAACTTCAGAAATTATTTGGAAATATCGCTAAATTTGCCGCTCCAGTAGCTGGGTATGCTTTTGGTGGACCTGTTGGCGCTGGTATCGGCGGGGCTGTTGGCGGTGCGGTAAGTGGGACAGGATCTCTTAAAAGAGCCGCCGTTGGTGGGCTTGGCGGGTTTGGAGCTGGTTCATTGGCTCAGTCATTTGGAGTTCCATCTTTTAGTGGAAGTGGAAGTAATCCATTAAGTGGCATTGGCGGGGCTCTTGGTAAGTTTTTTGGTGGGAGTAACGCAATGGCTTCAACCGCTCCATCTACTTTAAGCCAAGCTTCTAGTTACGGAAATCCATTTTCTTCTTTTATGGGTAGTGCTAGCGGTGGTAGCTCTATGGTTGGTGCAGTTCCAGGATTTTCACAGGCGTCTAGCGCATTAAATCCTAGCGGCGGAGGCGGTCTCAACAAACTAAAAGACATGTTTAAAGGAAAAGGTAATCTTCTTACTGGTCTTGGTATCGCAGGAGCTTCTCAACTTTTTGGAAGCCCCGATGTTCCAGAGTTACCAGATTCAGTGCGTCAGTATCAGGAGATGGTTAGAAACGGCGGTTCTGCTCTTAATCAACAAGCTCAAGGCGCATTATCGAGTGAATTATCCCGTCCATTTGAACAAGTTTCTCAAGAAGAAGAACAGGCGGCTTTAAGGCAATTAGAGAAATCACAGAAAGATGAAGAAGATCAGATTCGGGATCTTTACAGGAATCTTAGACCTGGAACAGACCCATCAACTGATTCCGCATTTCGCCGTGATCTTGGTGAACTTGGTGATCGGTACGCAAAAACAAAAGCTGATACGGTCGCTCAACTTCGTCGTCAAGTTTCTAATGATTTCCAAGCGAATCGTATTCGTCAGATTCTTGCGGCTCAGGGAGTTGATCAGCAACAGATGCAGAATTTACTTGCGGCGAATCAGTATGATGTTGATAGGACTCTTGCTCAGCTATCAATCGATGATCGTGATAAGAAGTTCTTGCGTGAATATTTATTTGGATTTGGTGGAAATTTAGTTGCAAATAGTTTGGGTGTTCAGCAACAAAGTCCACTTGAGCGTTTCTTATCAATGCAACAGGAGGATTAACATGGCTGAAAAAAGATTTAAATTTCAAGCTGATACATCCTCTAGTCCTAAACCGCCAAGCTTTGGCGGAAAAACAAACTCTGTTCAAAACACGCTAGAACTTTTAATTATGAAGCAGATGCTTGGTGAGCAACAAGCCAAACAACAAGTTGAAAATCTTGGCCCTGGTTTTTCTCCCACTAAAGCAACTATTGAAAATGTTACTTATGAAAATCCCGTTCTAAGCGGTCAGATGAAAGAGCAAGAAACCGCTGGTCAAAGATTAGCTGAGACAGCCCCATCAAGAGCTGTTATGCGTGGAACTCTTGTTAAGGCGAAGCAATTAGCGGATACGGTTCCCCCAACAAAACCTGGAATTGGAAGAATTATTCAGGGCGTTTCAAACCAATTTAAGGGGGATGTAACTCAGGAAATTCCTCAAATATCAGAATACCATAAAATGGTAGATTCTACTTTGACGGCATTTGCGAGAACTATGTTTGCAGAAAAAGGCAATGTTGCAAATTGGGATATTGCACGTGTTAAAAAAGCATTTTCAGACATCGCTTGGGACACCGAAGATTCAAGGGCTTTGAGTTGGAACAGGGCGATTGATACATATAATGAAGTAATGAGTTCCTATAAAAACATTGATCCAGAAGAACTTATAGATAAAAGGGAAATGATGTCTCCGAAAGAAATTGGTAGGGCTAGAGTTCTTTCTGGAAATACTGATTTTTCTGATCTTTCAGACGAAGAACTTGCTGGTGCTTATGTGCCAAACGATAAGGCTGTTCCAAGGCCATTTAAAGAAGCTATGTTAAAAGAGGTTCAAAGGAGAAAATCTGAGAGGATGAATCAAAATGTCTGATCCATTAGATGATATAGAAATGGGCTTGCAACAAGAAATTCTTGGTAAGATGGCTCCGTGGCAAAAAGTTTTAGACAATGCTTCTTCTATTTTTAAGGAAGGTTCAGATGTAGCAAGGTCTGGAATAAGCGCAAATTATATGGGAATTCCTGAGCTTGGTGGTAAGGCTGGTACATTTGTTGGTGAAAAAATAATGGGACCACTTCCAGAAACTGGGAAATACAGCCAAGAAACTTATGAAAATATGGTTGGTAATCAGGGTTCTGGCGTTGGATCTGCGATTGGTGCTGGAATAGGATCTTTGGGGCAACTTGCTGTTAATACCCCCAAAACAATTAAGGGAGCGATTAATGCGTTGGAGACTGGAAAAGTCTCTAAAATTCAGAAAGCCTTTTTCCCTTGGGTTAAGAAACACAGTGCTGAATATGGTCAATCTTTGAAATCTGGAATAAAAAATATGTTAACTAAGGGAAAGCTCGGAGTAACAAAAGCCGAGGCTGAAGCTATTTTTGATCCAATATTAAGTGCAACCGAAGCCCAAAGATCTTCTCTACCCAAAAAAGTATTAGATGTTGCTGAGAGAATATCATCTAAGAAAGGTAATGTTGGAATTCGTGAGATATTGGCTGAAAATGCTCGTTTAAAAAGAGGCGTTACATCTGGTGAAAGAGTTGGTAGGGTTCTCACGGAAAGGGGTGGTATAGTTAAAAAAGTTGGCGAAAATGTAAATCAATATGTAAAGAAAAATGCTCCAGAAATAGCCGAGGCAAACAAAAAATATGCCCCATATACGAAATCAAGGGAATTGATACAAAAACTTTTCACTCCAGAAGAAGCAAATCTTGGGGTTATGGGAACGACTAAGGGAACTGAATCTCTTAAAAATATAAAGAAATTAGAGCCTGGAGAAATTGAGGCTATTAAATTATTTGAGAAAGAAACTGGTATAAATATATTATCTCCAGCAACATCAATGGCGAATTTAAAAGAGCTTGGTTCTGGAATAAAGAAGGCGTTGCCATTCCTTACAATGGCTGGGGCTGGAGGTTTTATGGCCTCTAAACTTTCAAACGCTATTAAAGGCAAAAATCAGGGAAATGGTAATTATGAACCCTAGAACAAATGGGTCGCTTAAGATATCCATTTAGATCTCCTTTTTAAAATAATATTTGACACGATAATAATTATATAATAATATCCCAATTTGTGGATATAAATACCCCATATAGCCATCTCGCAATATTATCTTTCGTTTACATCATAGCATGGTCGTATATTCTCACCCTCAAAGAATTCCTGATAGATGACGATTTCGGAATCAAGCCCTTCTCCGACCGCTTCGTACAGCATAAAGACCCACAAGGTAACATAGTTAAAGAAGAACTGGTTGACTGGTACGAGCATGATGACAACGGAAAAAAGACGATCTTTAAGAATAACCAGTTTAACCCTCTTATTGGTATGCCAGGAGCTGTTATTCGTTGGCTCCGCATTCTTTGGGGTAGGAAATGGGCGGTTTTAGGCAAGAACTCAAAAGGTCATGAAGTCTACGGTTATGTCCAAAGCGTCACAAAACACCACCTTTTATCTTTCTTAATCCATTACGCCAATATCATCTTGGCTTATACATTCTTAAGCAAAATCTTGGGAGAAGAACTGGCTTTCTACTCTGCGCTTCTATTTTCAGTTCACCCAATTACCTGCATGTCTGTCGCCTGGATTTCTGGAATTGGCTACCTTACATCTCTCTTATTTGCCCTTATCTCTTTCAATCTTCCGAGCGTTTTAAACGGTTCCCCGCTAGTCTATTCCACTTTATTAGCCACCTATCTTTCTTGCGCTGGGTTACTTGCTGGTTTCGCAAACTGGCTAATTTTACTCTTAATCGGACATAAAGAGTCTGCTTTATCAGCCTTTTTAGTTGCCTTTTTCATGATGGCAACTTTTGGGCGTAGTACGGTGGATTACAGGAAAAAACAGTTTTCTGACCAAAACATGGGTAAATCGACCACGTTTAACTGGCGCAAGCCGATTGTTATTGTAAAGACCATGTATTACTACTTCGCTATGCTGTTGTTTCCAAAGAGACTAGGATTATTCCATAAATGGGGTTATCACTACGATGAGAAAGTGGAGCGCATTGATTTCATGTTCTTTAAGGGAATTTTTGTTTTATCAGCCCTGTTTTACGCAATTTACGCAGGGCCATTTGCCGTGAAGTTCGGGGCAATATGGCTTATAGCATATCTGCTATTATTCAGCAATGTTATCACGGCACAACAGTTCGTAGTTGACCGATACGCTTTCATTTCAAGCCTTGGCTTTTGTATTATCACAGCTTATTATCTTTCTCCTTACCCAGCCCTGTTTTGGTCTTTATGCGGTATTTATATCATGCGGATTTGGTGCCATCTTCCAACATTTAACGACCAAATCTCTTTCTATGAATCAAATGTGAGGAACTTCCCAGACTCAGAAGTAGCTTATGGCAATCTTGGGGTTGTCTATTCTCAGAACGGAAAGCCTGGCACCTCAGCCGATCTTTGGCAAAAAGCGCTTTCTATAAATGAGTTTTATGATGTTCCATCTTATAATCTATTTTCTCTTTATAGGCAGAATGGGCTATTAAATGAGGCAAGAGGAATGTTGGTTAGGTGCCTCAACGCCAAAACCGTCCACTTCAAGGAAAGATGGGAATCTGAGCTTAAAGAGCTTGATAAGCACATTGAGATAAAGAAGAAAGTGGATGATTTGAATCGGCAGTTGAATGACGCTATTAGGGACGGAAAGATAGACTTGGTTGCTCCGCTAAGAGAAGAACTCATCAGGATAACAAACCCACCAAAACCATGAGCGAAGAGATAATCTTCAGTTGTGTGATTCCAGCTTCCGCCAAGGATGCCGAGTCTCAGAATTTAAAGGATCTTATTGCCTCGATTAAAGCCCAAGACTTTCCTCAAGACCAAATTGAGATTTTAGTAATTACCGATGGTGATTCGGAATCAGCCAAGGGGATTGGAATCAAACGAGCAAAGGGTGAGATCTGTGCCATGTTTTGTGCGGATAATGAGATTACAGAAAGTGATCTATTTGAATGGGTTCAAAATTGGTTTTCAGTTCACCCAGAAGCTTCTGGGATGTTTCCAATGCATTATGCGTATTTAAAGAAAGACAATTCTTTAAATAGATATTTTTCTCTTATCGGAGGAAACGATCCTGTCTGTTATTACCTTGGAAAAAATGATAGAAAACCATGGGCTGACTCTTTAATAAAAAAGTCTAATTACCAACCAAGCTACGGGTGTAACGGATTTTTCTATAAATCTAAAGATATAAAATCAACTAATCTTGATAATTATTATCCTATGGACAATGCCCAAGAAGTTCCTGGCGTTATTTACTCATTCACATCTAGCGGGATATGGCATAAGACATCCGACAACCTAATAACCTTCTTAAAAAAGAGGTATAAATATGCAAGAAGTCTCTATTGTGATCGATGGGATAGAAGATGGCGAATCATTGATACGAAGGAGGATCGTATTAACCTCGGAATATTTATCGGATGTACAATCCTCACAATTCCAACATTACTCATTTCTGCCAGAGGTTTTAGCAAAGTGCGTGATCCAGCTTGGTTTTGGCATCCCATTGTCTGTTGGGGATTCCTCATCACCTACACCATCTTAGCCCTTAGGAACCTACTCAAATATGGCCGATTCTTTCAATGCCCCCAACCGTCAGTATCATAATTCCAACTCTAGGAAGAGGAGACTCTTTAAGAGATTGCTTAGAATCCTTATGGTCTCAAACATATCAAGACTTCGAGATCATAAAAGTAACCGAGGAGGGCGAGCTTGCTAGACTCAGGAATGAAGGCGCAAAAAGAGCCAGAGGACGTTATCTTGTGTTCATTGATGACGACGTTGTCTGCTCCCCTGGATGGCTTTCCAGAATCGTTCGAATATTTGAAGAGCGACCCGATTGTGCAGGAGTGTCGGGTCCTGCTGTTATCACTGGACAATTTAGACGCAACAGGGACATTTTCTCTTTCAAGTTCTTCAAGTTCTTATACGATTTCTGGTTTTGTGGAAGGAAATACCGTTTGCCTGGACATATTACAGAAAGCGGGGCATGGACAACGGGTGCGTGTGATGAGTCCTGCGATTACGAAGGGGAAGTGGAGTTTTTGGAGGCTTGTAATTCCGCTTATCGGGCTGATATATTTCATCGTGTTGGCGGTTTTGATGAAAGTTTTCGGGGAGTAGGAGATTGGAGTGAGCCAGATTTGGCATTTAGGATTAGGGAAATTGGTTACAAGCTGTGGTTTTCAAGAGATGCCAGGTTGGAGCACAGACCAAGTAAATCAGGCGCATTTAAGAAGCGACTCAGTGACTCTCGGAACAGGCTGGCGAACTATGAGCTCTTCGCTAAAAGATGGGTTAAACCACATTGGAAGCATGAACTGTATAAGAAATTCTTGAGAACTTATTACAAAATAAAGGAATTTTATGCCTCTTAGACCGCTTAACGACTCGATTATCTTAGAACCAGAACCAGAAGAATTTGTGGATGTGTCTCCTGAGGTTGAGAAAGCTATTAGGGAAGGAAAGATTCTTTTACCCGAGAAATACGAGTCTTTTTTCAAGAAGGTGGCTATGAGAGGCACGGTTATATCATGCGGTGACAAGTGCCGTTACAACTGGAAACATGGGGATAAGGTTATTTATGGAAGATTCTGCGGAGCTCCGCTTCCCATAAAAGATAAGAAATATCGAGTTATTAGAGAGTATGAAGCCCTGGCAAAGGAAGAAAATGCTTGATTACATGAAGCCAGTTGGTGCATTTTTGGAACATACTATCCGCCCTCTCATAGCTGAATCAAAATGGTTTTTAGATGAACTTGAGAAGAAAGGAATTAAGGTTAATGAGACGAACATTAAACACAGTCTTGATTATCTTTCTAGCTGTTATATACGCTATGCTGTCATACAACTTGTTCAAAACATAATCATTGCGGGGATTGTATGCCTGACAATTTATCACATCTTAGTATAGTAATTCCTTGCTTTAATGAATCGCATGAAGTCTTAGATAAATTATCTAATGAATTAAGACTTCTTGGAGCCGAAGTCATAATAGTTGATGATGGGTCGCATAAACCATATCCAAACTCCATTAAGCATGGTGTTAATTTTGGATATGGATCTGCCCTAATGACTGGGATTAAGAATTCAACCAATCAAGTTATAATGACAGTAGATGGGGATGGGGAGCATAAGTTAGATGATATTATAAGAATGTATGATGTTTGGAAGTTAATGGAAAAAGTAGATATGTTAATAGGTGTTAGAAGAATTAAAAAGGAAAGTTTAATTAGATTTTTGGGAAGAAAAGTTCTTAACTCTATAGCATCTATTCTTTGTCTTTATTGGTTAAGTGATCTGAATAGCGGAATGAGGATCTTTAAGAAGGATGTTGTTTCTGGATACTTTCCGATTCTATGCAAAACATTCAGCTTTACCACAAGCCTAACTCTAAGTATGTTAATTGACGGGTATCAGATAGAATGGTTTCCAATTAGAAATCTTCCAAGAACTTATGGAAAAAGCAAAGTCAAGGTAATTAGAGATGGATTTGTTACACTTTATTATATTTTATGGATTGGTCTAGGATTAAGATCTAGGAAATTTCGAGGTTTTTTAAGGTCTTTAATTTTTTGGCGAAAGGATGTCGCTTCTCAATGATTGATTGTTTTATATGCATCTTAGCATGGTATCCTCTATGAATAATTTCAAGATTACTAAGTCTATTATCGGATTTATTATGATTTTTGTGATGAACTATTTCGTTATAGTCGAGCTTTCTTCCAAGATGTTTTTCCATGACGTATCTATGCTCTCTCATAGATTCTTTTCTTCCTCTTCTTTCGCTTGGTGGAACCCAGATATTGACATAACCACCAGTTCTATCTTTTGCTTTAGATATATGCCTTCCACCTCTCCAATTTCCATTATAATGACCATAGGAACCGCAAACGTATGAACAAAATCTTACCCTATTTCCATTACTTTTCATTACTGGTTTCACTGGTTTTTTACACACTGGACACTGGACTAAATCTAGTTTTTTACTCATGAATAACACTATAGACGGAGATCACCGTCTTGTCAAATAAGAAAAAAGTAAAGTTTACTGTCGATTGGGAAGTATTCAATTCCTACGACCATCACTCAAAATGGTCTCCTGACATTTGTATTGATGAGCCGACTCATTACCTTCTTGATCTTCTAAGACGGCATAATATTAAGGCAATCTTCTACTGCGTTGGGTGGCTGAAAGATAACAGATCTGACCTGTATAAGGCAATTCAAGCTGATGAGCACATTTTGGGAGATCACACCTATTTCCATAGAGGAGAACCAACTTTTAAGCCTTCTAGGGCTCCTCGCTGGAAAGGCGAGAAACGCCTTTTTAGCGGTGGTTTCTGGTTCCGTCTTATGCCTTATTGGTGGATTAAGAGAGAAGTGGAAAAGGAGGGTATTTTCTTTATTCATCCGCATGATGTGTTGCTTGAGCACCCGAAATGTGGGCTTCGCACATTTGACCGCAATATCGGACTTAAAACTTCGAGAGATAAACTAGAACGGCTTGTTAGGGAGCTTGACTGGGAATGAGTTACTTATTCCATCTTTTTTTAGATGATATTCTCAAATTTTTAAGTCTTTTAGATTCAAAATCATTTCTATGCTCTAAAAGATGCTCAGCTCTTGTCATGAGAGATAAATTTTCAATAGAATCATTAATGCAATTACCGTCAATATGGTGTATCAACATTCCTTTAGGAATAGGTCCATTATGAGACTCCCAAACAAAATGAGATCTTCTTTTCCATATATTGGGATGCCCAACTTTAATATCGTATCTTCCAACAGAATTAAGATGCAAAGAACCAACTGGTTTTCCGTTTCCTGGGAAGTTTCCTTTTTTAAATTCTGTAGGACTATCCCAAGTTCTTTTTTTACCTTTATTGGGAGAGGTTTGACCTTTTTTAAACCATCCCTTATTAATAACTTTAATTTTATATTTTCTCGTTTTCATGCTAGTAATTATATTGTGGAAACGGTTTAAAGTAAAGGATTTTTATGTCTAGGGGTGAGCCGAAATCAGAGAAGTTAATTCAGGATTATGTTAGCACTTTATATCCTAAAAGATATAGCGGATGTGGTTTTTTGTATCACAGTAAAATTGTAACAGAAATGCTAAAAGATGTTAAATTTAGAGATGGTAGATATAGTGATAAAATTTTAGATGTTGGATGCGGTCAGGGACTTGTTTCTCAACTCTACCCTAACTTTGACATTACAGGAATCGATATAAGCGATGGAATGCTTGAAAAGAATCCTTATAAATGGACGAAAGCTCCTGCTGAAGCTATCCCTTTTCCTGATAATCATTTTGACTTTGTCGTTTGCCGCAGTCTTCTTCATCATCTTGATGATCCTAGATTGGGTCTTAGAGAAATGTTCAGAGTCCTGAAACCAGGCGGTCGGTTTGCTTGTTGGGACCCGAATCACAATGCTTTATATGAGCTTGTTAGGCATATATTTCAGCGCACAGACAGATTCAGTCATTTACACAAATCTTTTACAGATACCGAGCTATTCGAGATGTTGGAAGAAGTTGGATTTAAGATAACGGAAAAGAAATATATCGGGTATCTCGCTTATCCTTTAACGGCTTTTCCAGACATCATTAAATTCCCCATATCTATCGGGATTGGGCGTAAATTAATCAGATTGGATGATTTTATAGCCAAAACTCCATTAAAGAAATTATCTTGGAGTTTGATGGCGAAGGCGGTGAAATAATGTCTAGTTTATACGGTGATCGTGAAATAAAAAGGTCTGGTAGCGGGGTTCTGACTATTGGAAAAGAGATTGGTTATGACCTTTCCCATGTTGATGATTATGGGTTCGAATATGGACCGAAAGATATACGGGTAATGCTCTTTAATCCGCCAGTTTCTTTTGATGTGTTTTATGGGGAATGGGACATGTCGGATGTTAAAAGCTCCTCTCCCCCGCTTGGAATCCTAGCCCTAGCTAGCATGATTAAACGATACGGCTACAACGTAAAAGTTGTGGATGCTCATGCCGATTCTTTAGATATCGAGGCTATTAAACAGCAGATTATTGATTTTCAGCCCGATGTGGTAGGTGTTACTGCCATGACGGTCATGATCTCGGCAAGTGCGGAGATTGCTAAAGCTGTAAAAGAGATCAATAAGGACATTGTCACTATTTTAGGAGGTGTTCATGTTACGGCAGAACCTATCGAAACGCTTAGGCGTTATCCTCAGTTCGATTATGCAGTTATCGGCGAGGGAGAAGTGGTGTTTACTGAGTTCCTGGAAAAACTACGAAAAGATGGAAAACCCCAAGCTGTTAAAAGTCTTGTTTGGAAAGCAGGAGAGGAGATCATAGTCAATGAGCGCAGAGCATTTTTTAAGGGACTGGATGAGTTCCCGCCTCCTGCATTTGATCTTGTCCCTAATTTGTTTAATCATTATAGGCTTTCAGTATTTGGAACAAAAAAGTTCAAGTCGGTCGGACTTGTCACCTCAAGAGGCTGTACTGGCAAATGCACATTCTGTGACCTCGGAGTCGTTGGACGAGGTTATAGAGCTAACTCTGCTGAGTATCTCATCTCTTTAATGAAAGACCTATACCATAACTATGGGGTATCTGACTTCCTTTTTTATGATGATCTTTTTGTTGGAAGCCGTCCTCGGTTGCAGGAGATTTGCGAGATTATCATAAGGGAAAAGCTCCCTTTCACATGGTCATGTTGTGCTCGTGTTGATTTCATCCATGTCGATATGCTGAAACTCATGAAGGATGCTGGGTGTTGGATGATTGAGTACGGCATTGAAAGCGGGTGTCAGAGGATCATAGATTCTATGCGGAAAAACATCACGAAGGAGAAAATCGTTGAAACCATTAATGCCACCTACGAAGCTGGTATTGTCACTAAAGGTAACTTTATATTCGGGAACCCAGGAGAAGATCACTGGTCTATCCTGGAATCGATTGATTTCGCATGCGGAGACCTCAAACTCAACTACGCACAACACACTTTCTTGCAACCTTTGCCAGGCAGTGAACTTTATGAAACGGCTGGTCGGTACGGAGAATTCGACCCATCCTGGGATCGATTCAATACATTCTCGATCAATTTTATTCCGAAAGGGTTCACTAGGGATAACCTCGTCATGTACTCAAAATATTTCTGGAACCGTTTCTACCTTCGACCCCACATTATCTGGCAAGAAATCACCAAAATTAAAAGTATACAAGACCTCCAAAGAGCGTGGCTTGCGATAAAAGGGTTTGTGAAAGCGACTCTTTATAAGCGAAAACTGCCTGATTTTGTGCTAAATCGCAAGGAAAGAATAGGGGTTCATTGAGATGAACATTATGTTCGTAAACCCGCCATCTCCTGATGGTTATAAATATTATCGGGACACAAATCGGAGCGGTCGGCGTTCTAAAGCTAACGAGATATGGCCACAGGCTGGACTCGCTCTATTCGCTGGTCTTTATGACGAGTCAGAGCATGATGTAAAGATAGTGGATTGTATTGCCGAGAATATCTCATACTCTAAGCTATATGAGATTATGAAAGATTTCGCTCCTAATTGGGTAGTATTCAACCCAGTTTCTTGCACAATAACTTCCGATATGTATGTCGCTTATCTAGCCAAGTTAGTTGGGGCTAAGACGGTCGCTATCAGCCCTCATCTTAAAGCTCTGCCTGGCAGTAAAGAAAGGTTCCGCTACCTCGATCACACTGTTGAGAACGTGAAGTTTGGACCAGAGCCAGAGTATCAGCTTCGGGAGTTAATTACAGGAGAATCTTCTGAAGGAACTTCTTTTGAGAACCTTCCACCAGCTAGACAGGATTTACTCCCTATTCATAAGTATTCCATGCCATTCATTGGATCTAATTACACGGCTATTTACGCCTCTAGAGGCTGTTCTTTTGGGTGTATTTATTGCCGTACAACTGTAGCAACAGAGAGAAAGGCGAGGTATAGAGATGTTGAATCGATTATTAGGGAAATCAAAAATAACAACCTCAGAAATGTTATTTTTCACGCTGATACAACTACTCTTAACCATCGGTGGCTGTTATCTCTTTGCAAAGAACTCAAACGACTTCCCTTTCGTGTTCGTATTGTATCAAACTCTCGTGTGGATACTATTAATCCAGAAATTCTGAAAGAAATGAAAGAAGCGGGTTGGTGGATGATCGCTTTCGGCTGTGAATCTGGCGATAACAAGGTACTGGAAATGAACAAAAAGGAGGCAACAGTTGAGCAAGCGAGACAAGCCGTTAAATGGTGCAAAGAAGCGGGAATTAAAGTGTGGGGCTATTTTATGCTCGGAATGTACGGAGATACTAGAGACAGCATGGAGAAAACTATCGAACTGTCTCTTATGGAACCATTCGATATTGTTAACTTCTCAGTTGCCAGCCCCTATCCTGGAACGGAATGGGGTCAAATTTCAAAGGACAAGGGATGGGTGGCTGATGACAGGTGGGAAGCATTTGATCAAAATTATTCAGCACAAGTGGAGCAACCCGATTGCCCTAGAGACCTCGTCAAAAAGATGCAGAAAAAAGCCTATATCAAATGGTATTCATCTTACCGAGGATTGAAATTTTTCTTGAACGGATTTCGACCTCAGTATTTTGGTTATTTCTTTAGCACCATTAAAGAGTATGTTTTTAAGGGATGATTACAAAAAATGCGGAGCTTTTCAAAAAAGCCCCATCATGGATCTATAAAATAGGAGCGCAAGCCTACATTGACAAACGATACCCCAGACATCTTTTTATCGAGACCACGGCGTCATGCAATCTCACGTGCGAGTACTGCCCAAGAGAGAAAATCAAGAACCACATGGACTTCGAGTTATTCAAGCGAATCATTGATGAAGCAAAGGCTTATGGACCTCGTTCATTCTCTCTCCATTTGTTCGGCGAACCTCTTCTCTACCCACGAATCTGGGACGCTATCAGATACATTAAAAGCGCAAATAAAAAGAACATTGTTTTACTTACGTCTAACGGAACTTTGTTCAACCGATATATTGACGAAATCACAGAATCTAACGTGGACAAGCTCATTTGGAGCTGGAGACCAGAAGCGAAATTCACAGAAGAAACGAAAGAGAGGTTGAGGCAATGGGGACGAATGACCGTAAGAATGATCGACACTCAGATTCCAAAGGAAGAAGAGGAGTATTGGGGAAACTGGCCAAGCGTAGAGAAAAGAGAGCTCCACAATTACGGGGGTCAAATAAATTTATCAAAGTTTGGTGTCCAGTCCATAAGTGGGGAAAGATATCCATGCTATCATTTGTGGCTTGCCCCAGCTGTGAGTTGGAACGGAAAGTTCCTGATGTGTTGCGCAGACAGCGGTCAAAAAGAGGTATTCGGGGACATAAACAAGGAAAGCGTAGCGGTAGCGTGGCAAAGACTGAACAACGTGAGAAAAGCTCATATGGAGGGGATTTTTCAGGGGATTTGTGAGAATTGTGATGTGTATAAAAATTATCCCGATCTTTTCTTTTCATGGCAGAAATCCTAGTTTTATATCATTTCCTGTTCTTTCGTAAGTTTTATAGAGATCCGTTTCTGAATTCTACTGGCGAGCTTTTGAGCACCCACTTTCCACACTGGATTTGGATGGGTAGACAGATGAGAAAAAACAAACTGTGGTTTAAAGATGACATCTACTATTATGAGCCGATGAGTATACCGTTCCTTTCTAGCTTCTATCCTATCCATATTATTACTGCTTGGATTGGGGCAAAACTTTCGACGGATTCTTCTTTTAAGCTTTTACACTTCACGATTCTGGCTCATTATATTCTCAGCTCCTTTCTCTCTTATTTCATGATGTTACAGTGGTTTCCGCCGTTAATCAGCTTGTTCGGAGCTATGTCGATCTCTTATATGGGGGCTTCTCAGAGGGTGCAGAACCCATGTATCGCCTATACCATGGCTTGGATTCCAGGCTGTTTTATCGATGGATACATCGGGGCTTTCTCATTCGGCATGGCTCTATTAAGCGGGTATTACCCAACCCTTGTTTACATGCTTCCTTTTATCACTTTATTTAATCCGTTCGCTCTGTTTGGTATTATTCTAGGATTACCGCAGGTCATACCGTTTCTATCTTACTGGCCTAAAAGCATAAGAAACGGCTTTAAAGTGGACAAGCGGTTTGGGGCAATGTCCATATTCCGAACTCTATTCCAGGATTGGCGTGGATATGACAATGGGGTTTTGTTTTTCGAGACAGCGGTTGGCATGGGCCTCGCAACATTGCTGTGGGCACTCAACCCATTTAGCACCACCACCTTAATTGCCTGCTTTTGCTTTTTTTTGTCTTTTGGTTTTTTAAGGGTTCCTTTTAGAGTTCCAGCCCGCTTTCTTTATCCAGCCTGTTTTTTCTTTACCCTATCTTCTTGTCAGACTCTTATGCGGTTCAGCGATACAACCAATCAGTTGTTAATATTAGTGCAAGGTTTTTTATTATTGAGTAACGCAAACCTTTATCCACTCTGGCCTTTTACGGAGTGGCAAAAGAGACCGTCAGATTGGTTTGATAAGGAGTCATATGATATTAAGAGCTTCCCCTACTTTACTGGATACTTTCACGGAATCAAAACAGGAGGTTATACGGGAGGTTTCTCGCTTAAATCCACCTGCGAAAGAAGGGGGGTCACTAACCCAAATGGGGAACGTGTCTAATCCATTCCTTGCCCATATCATGCTGATAAATACTATCGGTCTCTCTATCGTTGTGGAGAGTTTCTCGGAGGCTTATTATTTTCTTTCCCATAACTCATCCACCACATCAAGCGTTAGAAGGAAAGCGGAAGAGTTTAGAGATTCTTTTATCTTCATTCAAGGAACTGGTCTTGAAAAGGTTATCCAAGAATATGGAATCGGCTATGACGCAGACGCATTAAGACGCACATTCTTTACCTTAGCAGATAGAAAGGATCTTATCAATGACTTATAAGGCTAGTGTTGTTCTGTGTCATCATACTGGAAACTTTGTTGATAGGGCGGTTGAGACCCTTCTTCAGAGTCGTAATGTTGAGTTGGAAATTATAGTGGTTACGTCAGAGGATGGAAGAGAATTTAAAAACACAAGAACTGTATATTTCAATGGGGGAGCCAGTGAAAAACGCAATATTGGTTTTAAGTACTGCTCTAATAGTAATATTTGCTTCTTTGACGATGACGTCGAAGTCGACAGGGATTGCGTTTACGAACTTTGCAGGGCTATGGAACGAGAAGATGTCGGAATGGTCTATGGTAAGACTTACAATATGGAACGCCGTCAAAACTTCGATGGAGCTGGGAGTTTCCTAACCTCAACGGGTTTTTTGTGGGCGAGAGAAGAATCGGGCATTAAAGATGTTGGGCAGTACGATGTAGAAGAGCCTGTCTTTGCTGGAAAAGGGGCTTGTATGGCGATTAAGAGGAAGGTGTTCTCTTGGGTTGGTTATTTCGATCCCTACTATGGAATTTTAGCGGAAGAGACTGATATTTCATGGAAATGCTGGCTTGCTGGGTACAAGGTAATCTATGTTCCAAAAGCAATTCTCTACCATGCTTTTAATACAAGGTTCAAACCTTGGTCTTACTATTATACTCATAAACGTGTGTATTTCCACGGCTCCCGCAATTACCTCGTCATGCTCACCAAGTGCTTGGAACTAAAGAACGTCTTTATCATGGTCCCACAAACAATGCTCATGTGGTTCCTTGCTGGCCTTGGTATGTTCTTCGGAAAGAAATGGAAAGCTGGCTGGTTAATATGGTGCGGAATAGCGGCTTATTTCAAGGATATGCCAATAATTCTTAATAAGAGACGCAGAACCCAGAACTTGAGAGTCGTGTCAGATAAAGAACTCTTCAAGTCTATTATGAGAAACCCTGGACTAAAATATTTTCTAAGTCGTGTTGTTAATTACTGGAGGACTGGGATACATGGCTGAAGATTACTGGCCGTCTTTATATGAAGATGAATATGCCATTAAGAGGATAGAAAAGTCCCTGAACATGGCTGATTTAAAGCCTGGATTAACGGTATTGGATGTCGGATGCCATATGGGGGAGCTGGAAACCTATATGCCCATAGAAGTGATGTATAATGGAATTGACCATTTAAACGGGCATGACATAGACGGAGGCTTTGAACTTGACACTAAGTTCGACAGAATCATCTGTCTGGAGACATTGGAACATTTGAAGTATCCCAAAAGAACGCTTCTCGCTATTAAAGATCATCTTGCTGATGATGGAATCGCTATTATTAGCCTACCAAACGAGTCAACCCTATTTCATAGATTAAGAAGTTTCTTCGGAACTCCTGACGCCGAATGTTTCTCTGAATGTGGTAAGCATTTACATCTTCCGAGTCTCGCTCAATCCCGTCAGTTCTTAAAAGATCTCTTCTTTATAGAAGAAGAAAAATACTACATTAACACAAGCGCAAGATTTTGCAGACAGAAATGGATGGGCTTTATTCTTAAACTAATCCCAGATTTTATTTGGCAAGCAATGGCCAACACAGTTCCGTCTCTCTTTGCGAGAGGATGGATATTCAGGTGCAGAAAATATGCAACCCCCCAAACAAAACAAAAAGATCCTCCTTATTGACATTGAAACGTCCCCGCTCGTGGCTTATACGTGGGGAATGTACGAACAGAATGTAATTAAGAAAATAAGGGCTTTTCAGATTCTTTCGGTTGCCTACCAATGGCTAGGCGAAAAAACAAAAGTTATCGCCTGTGATACTCAGAGCGAAAAATCTCTCCTAAAAAAACTCCACGAATTACTCGATAAAGCCGAAATAGTTATTGCCCATAATGGAGATTCCTTCGATATAAAGAAAATAAATACCAGATTTATCATTCATAAGTTCAGCCCAACAAGTCCCTATAAAACAATAGATACTAAGAAAGAAGCTAAAAAAATCGCTTGCTTTGATTCTAATAAACTCAATGAACTTGGGCTTGATATGGAAGAGGGAGAAAAGGTGAAACATCGTGGATTTGATATGTGGGTAGGATGTTTGGCTGGTAATAAGAAAGACTGGGCTGAAATGAAAAAATACAACAAAGCGGACGTTGATTTGCTGGCTAGAATTTATTTGCGTCTTCGTTCATGGATGAAAACGCATCCTAATATTAATCTTTATACAGAAAATATTGATCTTACTAATTGCAGGGCTTGCGGGTCTGAAAATACTAGGAGAAGCGGATTCTCTTATACTTCAAGAACAAAAAGACAGAGGTTTTTCTGTAATGATTGCAGACACTGGTTTTAAGTGGTTAAAGAAGTCACTTGGTGAGCCTGATACCGTCCCATCACAATGCTACCTTTGCGGAGCAATTTTGTCCAGAAAAGGTTGGATTAAGTGGGATAATATGGTTAATTGTTTGGATTGCGGGCATACATTCGAAGTCTAGCGAAACGTCTTTCTAATCTTTTCTTCAAGAACAAGACGTGCGCCACGCATAAGATAAGTAACGTCCTCCCATTTTTTAATATCTTGAATTTTTCTCATCCAAAATTCAGGCGATTTATATGCATCGAAATACTTAGGAATTCTTTTATGCCCAATAGAATTAGGATCTGGCTCAGTATGCGGAGGTGAATAAATAGAAGCTTGTGCCGTCTTAATATAACCCTTCTTTAGAAGGTAATGACACAGATCAATAGTATTTTGTTCTTCTTCCTCAGTCTCCCATTCATACGAACTCATAAAGGTTCCGTGGGGAGCAAGACCAGCATCAGACATTGATTTCATAATTGGAATAACATCTTCAGACCGTTGTCCTTTTTGGATAATGTCAACTGTGCGCTGATTCGCAGACTCTATCCCGACAAGCATGAACTTAAACCCAGCATCTGCCATCATCTTATAGTTAAGCTTCACTGGCTTCATATTACAGCCAAGAAGAATCTTTTTATTACGTCCACTCTTAATCATAATATCGCAAAATTCTTCAAGCCATTTTCCAACTGGAAATGTTCCAGAATCGTCGAAGATCTCCTTGAATCCTAGAGATATGCAGTTATCTATCTCTTCAATGAATGAGGCTACGCTTCTGACTCCCCTTTTTTCTCCAGCTTGTAATCTCTCCGTATCTTGGCAAAACACACAACGGCCATACCAGCAAAGATTTGAAACCATAGAATGTGTCGCTGGGTGACGGCGATAATTTCCGTAGCGTTGCCATCTTTTTTCTTTAGCTTTTGTAAAAACTCTATCTGGATATGGGAGTGACGAAAAGTCGAACTCTTTTAATAGATAATCATTATCATATATCTTATCAAACTTGCCATCGTCTTTACCATCCCAGACAACCTCGTGACCATCATTACGGAGTTTCGTTGCCACCATCGCAAGCTGGGCAGGAAAAACCCATGTCATTTTTTCTAACTGTCTTTGTTGCATGGCCTTATTAAGCGGAAACAGATACCTCATATCACTATCCCAGGCTTCTTTGCTTTGCACTTATGCGTAAACTTGCCGAATTTAACACTGAAATAGATCGTCTTTTTACATACCTTGCATTTGTCTTTGTGGGGGGATGCGTAGTTTGTCATTTTATTTCTTCCCCTTTCTCTTAGAAACCTTCCAGTAAAAATCACACCTTCCATCATCATGTTCAAAGACACCATAGCTCTGATACCTCGATGGCTTCGCTGTTTTTCGGTAGCAAGTTCTAGAAAGTGGACAGCCTTTCGTAACGCACATTGTTATATCAGCCACTATTTACGCCCCTTTCTCTTTGGGATGGCATAAGTAATTGTACATGGAACAACTGTAAATTTATCCATTGGCCATTTTAGGGCTAAATGATCTCTTTCCATCTGAGCACCGAAACTATCGGTATTAAAAGAACACATCCAAATAACGTCGTTTTGGTCAACAACTCCAAAAGCTATAATCCTCTTTTTCCTAATCCCTGACTTCTTCATGTGTTAAGATCCATCCTCTCAATGGCTTCGGAAATCTGATTCCTAATCATCACCTCTATTGATGGGGTTAGTGGTAATTTAGCCCTCGCCACCTCCGCACACTTCTTACGCATATCTTCTCGGTCTTGGAGGATGGCTTGCGCTATCAGTTTAACCAAGCCACGATGCCCAAGCTCGTCATCTAAAAACTTATCGTGTATCTCCCTCGCCACTTCTTCTGCCGTTTTCATGGGTTCCCACCTTCTAATAGTTCTGGGTTCTCGTAGATGTTGCCGATGACGTGCATAACTTTTTCAGAATAGCTAGAGATATGAAATGAATTTGAAAGCCAATGACCTGTTGGTGTTTGAAATGATCCTTTCTTCTTCAAATTAAATCCGCCTTTTTCAAAAACAACTTCAAATTTTTCATTGTGGTTAAGAACAATATCCCCCTCCCAAATCTCCTTGCCGTTCTTGTCTTTGAGGCTGGTGAATTGCATAAGCTCAATTTCCTCTTGATTATAATAAACATGAAAATCACCACCATAAGCTATAGAAACAACCCCGTCGATGAAACGAAGATTGCTAACAGAGACGATTCTTTTTTCAGTGCGAATCCACGCCCTAAACTTAATTGGTCTTTGCATTTTTAAATCTCCTTAAAGTTTCTCGTCTACAAATTTTACAAACTCTCCACCCCTCTTTTCTTATTGCTGTATTTTGAGGTGTGTATTCATGCCCTTTTCTGCAAAAATTACCGTGGTCTAATTTCCTATGACATGATGGGCATAATTGGCGATAATCAGATTTAGTTCTAAAATATTTCCCGCTGATATTAGACCACTCATATCTTTTTGCCTTATGAGATTGGTCAATTTCGCATAAAGACGCTTTACCGTAGTGCTTTTTAATCCACATATGCTTTGCCACATAACCAGCTTCTAGCCCCTTCCAACGCCTAGAATCTTCACCTATTTTCCCAGTCAAAGATGCTGAAACTCTTTTTCTGTGTAATTTTGGATTACGCTCTCTCATTTCCCCTCCGAGGTGAGTTCTTCAATGGTTTCCACGCACAATTCAACAAGGTGATTTATTTCTTGGTACCCGTCCTCAATAAGACCTTCTTTTAAAGACTTGAAGTTTTTCACCGCCCTCTCAAGTTTTCTTTGAGACGCCGAGAGCTTCTGCGTCAGTAATTCGTTCTCTTTGATTACTGCATCGTCTACACAAAACCCACCCTGCTTTAATGTTTTTTCTGCTTCCTCAAGCTTCTGCGAGAGAACTCGATTCTCGTATATGGATTCTTCAACTTCTTTGAGCCTTAACTTGCACTCAGCCTCAAGCTCCTTCACCCGAATCATAGCGTTATGATGATAAAGCTTCATTTCCCCAAGACTTTTTTGAGATATTCCAAGAACATCTTTTAATTGTGCTGCCTCCGCCTCTTTTTCTGAGAGTTGTTTTTCAAGAGCCTTAATATCTTTATTCAGCGTTCCGACAATCGGATTGTGATGATGGTCAATAAATCCTTGTACGCTTTCCTTGCCAACGGATTCAAGGGCGGTGGCAATCTCTCTGACAAATGCTTTTTCTCCATCTCTTAAAAAGACATCAGCTAATTTAAGAGCTTCAGACGCGTACTTATCTCCACTCATCTCGCCTCCAGTAATTTAAGGACTTCGGTTCTGTATGAATTTCTTCCAGGCTTTAAATAACAGCAACTGCATGCTTCATCTGAAAAACAATAGTTACCACATTTTAAACACTTGAAATCCTCATGCTCCAAACGTCCCACTTCTTCTGGAAGCGACTCAGCGACAGCCTTGAGTATGGCATCCGCTAAAGTTCTGGAATCCATCCCGCCTAATCCAGTTTCTCTTTCAATTAAAACTTCCACTCGTTCCCGCAACGCAGAGTCACTCATCGGAGGCTCCCTAAAGTCAAAATCAAACAGGCTGTATGAATAAATTGATCTAATCCAACAACCACAAAGAACCAATGAATTTCATTCTTAGCATAAAGTTTTGAGCTTACCCTACTAGAAAAGTAGTCCGTAATCGTGTGAAGAATCATGTTTATCAAAGCGAATTTCCAGCCGAAGATAAACAGCGGTAAGCAATAAACGCTCGTATGAATCAAAAGAGCCTTGTTGCTCTTACTCTTATTCTTAGCCATCCAATCAGACTGAAGAATGAAATCTCCAATCCAATGAAGAAATAAAATAAAAATTATCTCACTCATGCCGACGCTCTCTTTCTTGTTAGTTTCTTGAATACTATGATCATTCCGCATCGAATCCCATGACGCTCTGCGAAGTGTTTACGTTTGAATTTCCTTTTGCACCATTTACATCGGTAAATAGGGGTTTGCACGTTGCTTTCAGCCTTTTCTTTGCGATCTCGCAGTATTTTTCGTTAATCTCGATTCCGATGCCGTTGCGGTTGAGTTCTTTGCAAGCCAACAGGGTAGTGCCTGAACCAAGGAAGGGGTCTAAAACCAACCCAAGTTTTAAATCTAAAAGTATTTTCTTAAAAAGAATTACTGGTTTTTGCGTTGGGTGGAATCTGGGCTGATTTGCTCCGTCAGCATTTATTACTCCCCCATGCATCACTCGGTATATTTTGTTATAACCAGTTTCTTTATTCATCCATGCCATTTCAAAAGGATCACCAAAAACACCGTCAGCCAGTTCTGTTACTCTTTTATCCCAACAAATCCATCGTCCCTTGCTTGGTAGTTGATCTAAAAAATTCATACAACCAAAAACTATTTTAAAAACAGGAAAATCAAACAAAAACTTAAAATCCATTGTGATATTGTCATTATGAATGTCATCAAATTTTGAATGACTGTATCTGTTTAATTTTTTATTGTTATAAGCAATCCCATACGGAGGGTCGGTCAGAACCAAATCCACCTTCGGAAGAAGCGGCATGATCTCAAGGCAATCCCCATGATAAATCTTTAAATCGGGGTCTTTCTCCTCGTAATAAAGATAATCTTCTAACTTCTTACTCATCTCTAAGATGCTCCTTACTACTTTTACTTTCATATCGCCCCCGATCTTTTTTGGTTGTTATTTTATATTACTCATCGGGTTAAATCGCTGGTACTCATAGCGGTAATACTTCCCATTTACGTTGCCAATCGATTCACTATTTAACCAGCTTGCAATAGGTCTGCTAACTAAATTTTCCCTTCCGTCAATGGGTAGTTTTTTAAAACCCCAAGATCTAACAAGCTTTCTAGCTTCATCCTTATTAACTTCACCAATGAAAACTTTATTCATACCTGTTGGCGTTCTTTGGATTAAAAGTTTTAATGTATCTTTTAATTGTTGCGTCAGAGCAATAAACACCGATGCTTTTAATTTCTTTAAAGCTGTATCCATCCCTAGCAAGTTTTCTTAGGTCAGACTTTTCTCGGTTTGTCATTTCTTCAAAGCCTCCACCAACTCTTCTCCTTTTAAGTGCGGTGGAAATTAAACAGCATACTTTTTGCAAGCTTCCCAATTAACAAGATGATCTGTTCCTGCTCCGTGACTAATTCCTCTAAGTCTGCATTTAGGGTAAATCTTATTACCGCCACAATGCCTTTCAAGGTGCTTACAGTTCTTGCAGGTAACTCCACCAAGTTCACCGTATTTCAAAACCATCGGGTTTACTTTTTTAAACTTACTGGTAATCTTTTTTATTGGGGATGAGAACTTGAAATCATATATGTGATCTGGATCGCAATTATCGCAATATACAAATCCAAGATGCTTACATCTCATTCCCCACTCTCCTTTTCTGTTAAAACCGCACGATTTTAAAAACGGTTTTGCAGACTAGCCTCATCTGCCATACACAACTTCAACCGCAAAAGCTCTGGTGAACTGCTTGGCTCGGTCTGTACGCTTTCGCCTCAACAATCCGATAGTTTTAGAGGACACCAAGCATAAAAACTAGGCAAGGAGAGGAAATTTTAGCCTCTGTATCCAGATCTTGAACGATAAACGCCCGGTTTTCAGGATTCCAACCTCTTTGGTTCCTTGCATTAACTAGATCAGCGGGGCAGGATTTTTACCTGCTGGCTTTTCCATTTATTTATTCTGTTTTTCACAGGGGGATAAGCCTTGCATCCACTGACGTTTTCTCAACTAAACTAAGATTAATCGCCCGTTCTTTTAACGTATTTTTCGATCCTCTTGGCGATGCGTGTTCATCACGCTACCCGCTGACTTTGAGGGTTAAGAAAAGACAATGCTTCTTCTACTCAATCTCATACAAAACCACCCTAACGCCACTATCATCAAACTGTTCTTTCTCCGCACTCTTCCACCAAACTCTACAGTCATCGAACCCATACTTCTCAGCAATCGAATCAATCAAGATCTTCTCTAAATTCTGGAGATCCAACTTCTTAAAAGCTCCGTTCTTGAAGTACCAGTTCCCCCTAATCGACAACTCCAGGGCGAGCTTCACATTCTCCTTGATCTCTTTCTTCGGCATAAACAGCTTGGCTCGCTCCTTAAACTGTCTCGCCTCACTCTTTAGGAATACCCTCACCTTCTTACCGCCCTGAATCCCATAAAGAGAATTAACGGAAGGTGGCAAGAAGGGAATTGTGAATCTCACCACCTCCCGTTTATTCATCTTAACTCCACGCTCTGATGTTCTTAATCTTCTCCTTGAACGTGCCTTTGCCGACCCATTTTCCTTCTACGTTCTGCTGTTCTTCTTCATGAGCAATATCAATCAAAATCTCTTGCCCATCAATCGAGGCAAGAAAATCGTCATTGATTCGCACTTCTTTGATATCGATCTTAAGAGCCCGACACAAAGACTTAAACCCGAAGATGTATTGCTTATTTGCCCACCAATCAGCGGTCTTAACCTCAGGATTGTGCCAGAACACAAAGTCTAGCTTGCCAGGGAACAGCACCTTATTCTTATAAAGAACCTTATCTCCCTCTGAGATTCCATCCACTAACCGCAGATTAAAGTTGAGGTACTTATAAGCCACTGGATTCTCAGCCCCTTCTTTCGGAGCTTCTTTTGACCCGTCTTTCAACGCCTTACGCACACTCGGCTTCTCAATGCGAACCCGAACCCCTTGCGCTACAGGAAGAATTTGCTTCTGCTCTTGTACCGCATCAAGATCGGTTAAAACTGTTTCCTCTGTTACTTCAAATGTGTCTTCCATTTTTAATTCTCCTTTTTATTGTGTTAATGATTCGTATTGAATAGTTCCAGCGATTGATCCCAAATTAGGAAGAGACGCTTCAACGAAAAGCACAACCTCCTTCCCATCTCCAGACATTTCGTTAATAGGCTCACCGAGCGGAACTCCTGGATTTGTGAATCCAAAGAATTTATAATCATTTCCGATCCTAAGACTTACTTTAAGCGGTAAATCCCCGCTTGAAGCCATGATTCGGTTGATTACATATTTAATCCCCTTAATAGCTGGAAGATTCACAGAAAGACTAGAAACGCCTTGCTGGACTATTGAAAAATTGTTACTCATTTTATTGCTCCTTTTTTGGTTGATTTAAACTGTCTACTAATGTTTGGTAACTTATATTCTCAATCACTTGTGGAAGCCCGATATTATTCTTGGCGGTTGGATATTTACTCGTAGCGCGGCAAATTGCCCGATACTTATAGGCTCCTTGCGGTTGAGGTAAACATTCTAAGAAGATGTTAGCGTTAAAAAGACCACCCGCATCGTTCCTGAACCCGCCAAGCGTATTTGTAATCACGGCTCCCGTTTTCACTCTTTTTGCTTGTCCATTGTTTGACACTTCCTCTACCTCCTCATCCATCGTGTGGACGTTCACGACAACATTGCATGGAAGAGAGATAACTTCCGTTAAAATAAACTTGTAAAGCCAACGCCCAAGATTCCCATATTGTGAGAGTGTGTCTTTAGCCCCAGACTTGCTAATTGCTGGCTCATAGCGGTCAATATAAAGCCAACGATTCTCTGATAAGTGGGACACATTATCGAGAATAAAGGTCTCTATCAGCCCCTTATCAGCCTCTTCTCTAACTTTTAAAAGATAGGCTGTTAAAGAATCAAAGCATTTCTTGATATCCACGCTCGAAGGAACGAATTCTTCATAAGATACCATGTTATCTAAGAGGTGCTTGTTCGACATGGCTGTCATGATTCCGTTCGGCTCGATCATGGCATATCCCCATTTGGGGAATGTCATGGAAAAGAATGTCTTTCCACTTCCGAACCCGCCATTACACAATATCTTGAACTTCGGTTTTTTAGTCAGCAGTTCTTCTTTGGTTGGCATAACACTCCTTTATTTTGTTTCGTCTATGATGTTAATCGGTTGATCAAGCGGATCGGTCGTATAAAGAGTTTCTCTTACACTCTCATTATCGGCTGAGAGGCATAGGGCGTAGTAGTCGCAATAACCGCATAAAGAGCCCAGGTGTTTAGGATAGTTGTTCATCTCTCCGCAGAACTGGATTAAAGTCTCCCACTCTTTCTCACTCCTCATCCAGAACTCGATCTGCTTCTTAGAACGGCTGAACGGCTGTCTCTCAAACTTCTGATAATACCCCGCTGGCTCACCCTTATACATTCTCTCTCTATGCCCAACCTGAATCCCGTTAATGATAAAACCTCCACAAGACCCGTATTTATCAGCCACGTATTTTGTGTAGCGGGTAACCTGGCTATCAAGCTCATATTTAGCCCAGAATCCCTTTCCCAGGGGCTTTTCGCTTGATTTATGGTCCCATGCCCAGATCTCATCCGTCTGCCTATTACGAGCCAATAGATCGATATGGAGGCTGTGCTCATCATCATTAAACGCAACCTTATCTTCCACCTCAGTTCCGATAATCTCCCAGAGCTTGTCTTGTTCGCTCCAGTACTCGATATAAGCCTTAAGACATAATGCCCCAGACTCAAAAGACTTTGCCTTGCTCTTGTATTCCTCCCTCTCTGGATAAGCATCAGAGTAAGCTTTCAAGATTCCGCTCCAGTCCTTACCATCATAAAAACACTTCAACCCCTCATGAATGGCAATCCCGAAATTCCTGTCCTCAGCGGTATAGGACATAGCCAGAGGACGCAACCCCTCTTTCTGCCACTTATACTTCTGAGGACAGTTATTGAATGTTCCCCTCTCAGAATGTCTCATCAACGAACCTCTTATCCCGAAACATCAGCTCCGCATTAATCTCATGAAACAAGTCCTCCAACATGGGCGATGAAACCTGGCTAAGATTAATCGGAAAAAATGTAACAATCTTTCCATTTCTTAAAGATGTTCCGCAAGGAGCATCTGTCTCAAGGATGAAACATCCGTCTATTGTTTTTTCTAATTTAACGTAATTCATGAGCGGGTTTCTCCAGTAATGATTCATTTACGGTCGCAAACCCGATCATTGTTCCGCCAGCATCTCTCCACTTGATCATGTATTCGATCTTCCCACCTTGAAGCGTTGCCCCCTCAATAACTCCCTCTTGAAACAAAACTACTTTATCCCCAATTTTAAAGTACATTCTCCACCTCTCTCTTTTTAATTTCTGTTTTTGTAAGCTGTCCAGGACGGAAATTCACTTATGAAGCGTTTAGCCTCGATAATCGCTTCACGCATCAGCTCTTTGCTCTTAACATAATCTTCCAAGGTGTATTCTTTGTGACTCATGCACTTAAACTCCTCATGCACAGTGTACTTAGCACAACTAGAGCAGAATCTTCTATCGTATATCATGATAATCCCTCCAATTCTCCATCACCCAATCAGATCCATCATACTCTGGCTCTGGAAGCTCACATACCACACAAAACCCATCGCTATAATCATGATCACATTCTTCCCCGCATAACTCACAAAGACTCTTTTTCTCAAACCTATTCTTGACTACTTTCCATTCGTGTTCGCAATCAATTCCCATTTGATCACCTCTCTCTTTTGTTAACCTAATTATGCCTTAATATTTTCATGTTGTCAAACTATTTTACGGCTGTTTCAAAAAAAACTTAAGCTAAAATATTACTTTTAAACCAAGAAACATACGCTCCATAGGTCTCAAATTTCTTGATCGGGACATAGGCACACCCTTCAAAATCAGTCCGTTTATAAATATCGAATACCCGATCCCAATAAGTTTCTTCGGTCTCAATATGGAAGTTTTTTTGATACGGACAATAGCTTAAAAAATAGCTCATTTTTTCCTCTTATTTAACACTTTTTTTATTATATTTAATAAGTACCCCATTTTAAAGGTATGACATGGACATGGGGGGGTGACATCCAAATGTCATACCAAAAATGTCATACCATTTGTATAGTAAGGCAAGGTATGACATGCCATTTTACCTATACTATGTATATATGGTCATGTCAGCCTAAATGTCATACCTAGATTTTTTCTTGTTTTTTAATCCAAAGAAGGGGCTTGCTATGCCCCTGATCTTTAAACTCAATAAATGGGCTAAAATGCCCGTCTTTTTTTAGTCTTAAAATATGGCGTTTTGTGTATCCAGTTTCTTTGGCGAGTAAATCGGTATCAACCGTAATTCCCAAAATAAACGCTTCATGCAGATATTTAAGAATTTCTCCCGTTGCGGTTCTGGTCGTTTCTTCTTCGATGGCTTTGACTGTCCAGTTAATCTTATTAAATTTAAGGGTTATCATTTTTAAACCCTCATTGTTTCTTGAAGCCTTCGTGACCTTTAAGCACACCTTGTCATCAGACACCCTAGAAACATGCACCATCATGTCAGCGAATGCCTTGAGGTACTGAGAGCCAAGGAACGGCTCTTCTTTGATATCTTTCTTGCCTTCTGTGTAGGTTGGTTTCTGGGAATGATGAAGAAGAATAATCGTAGCGTTTGTTCGGTCTTTTATTTCTCTAATCAAGTTTCTTACTGGAAGGAAGCCCGTCTCACTAGATAAGCCCTTTGTGGTCAGGCAGTAAAATGAATCAATAAATATGACCTCTGGCTCATAACCCTCTAATTCCTCAAGCATGAGCCTTTTAGAATCCTCGCTTTCAACGTATAGGGGTGAGGTATGCCATGCGATATTGGCAAAGTCTGCGGGGATTTCATTAAGCATTTCTTTAAGCCGTCCAAGTTGCTCATCCCTTGAACCTTCTAGCTGTAAATAGCTACACTTGGCAAATCGTTTCATCTTAAGCAATCCGAAAACATCCCAACCTCCAGACATTGAGGCGAGCATATTGACAGCGATCACGGATTTACCTGCGCCTGGGTCAGAGTAGAAAATGTTTACCGTGTCTTTAAAGATTAAACCTTCGACTATTGCGTCTTGACCAACGAGGGGATTCTCTAGATATTCTCTTAAAGCTTCACCGCTTAAAAAGTCAGACATTTACACCCTAAAAAGCGTCCCATACGGCGCACTTGGGAAGAAGGCTTTGCGCCTTGTGTAGAGAGAAAACACTACGCCGTAGGGACTATAAATTTAGAACGATTTTGATTAGTTAAATCTTCCCAAGATTTAATCACGAATGAGGATTATAATGCGGACACTACAAAAAAGCAAGCCTTTTTCTTACAAAAGGCTCTCTTTTTTTCTTACACGGGGAAAGAAGTTGTATTTCTTTATCTCGCCTTTTGATACGGCGTATTTCTGCCAGCGCTTAAACTCTTTCTTAGGAATAAGCCAAGTATGCCCTATCCTGACAGCCTTAATCATACTCTTGCGTGGATGCTCAAAATCAATAAGCTGATAGATGCGCTGTCTTGTGTATCCACATCCCTCCGCTAATTCTCTGATGGTGTAGAACATTTTTGACTTCATGGAAATAATCCTACCTTAGGGGTTTTGTTTTGTCAAATAAAACGTTACGTTGCGTAGCCAAAACTCATTAAGATGATGATCGGATAAAGGCGCATAGCGGTCTCTGAGATACTCTAAAAAGGGCTTTGGCTGTCCAGCTTTAATCCATCTCTTGCGTGTGTTGTTGACCGTGTTAACCGCTATCTTTCGACAAAAAGATTCATTATTCCAATTGCAACCTTTATACATAATCCCGTAAGGCACAGAAGCTTTCTTGCCTCCTTCCGCTTTATAAATAGCCTCCACTATCGCTTCTGTCTCATAATCCGCATAACTTGCCCCATTAAACAAAACCACAAGGAAAAGCGCTAATGCACCGATTAAGAATAATATTCTCATAAAACCCCCTTTTAAACGTGTTTTAAGGCACCTAATAGCCTATTACAGCCAACTTTGCTTTTATTCGGTCTATACTAGACATTACTGTTAATAATCGCTCGCTTTTAATGGCTAGACCTTAACCCCTGTTTTAGCGAGGGCTTTATCAATTCGAGCCATAATAAGCCAAAGGCAATCCTCCTCAAGACCTAGCTTGCAAACGGAAATAGTTTTTTTAATTTCTAATAGCTCATTTATTAATCCTTCATGCGAATTGACCGCTAGCACGATGAATTCGGCGTTTGCTTGTGAGGGGTGTCCGTCTGAAGTCCTAGCAATTCTAATTCCTGATAAATCGTCCTCATTAAAATCATTTGATACGATGTCATGCGAATATCCCGTGGGATCGTAGGGCATGACCTTCCAAGGCGTTGGTGTATGCTTCATCTCTTTCTTTTCCATGTCTAATTCCTCCGTTTTAATTTTGTTAGTGGGCATGGCGGTTAAACTATCTCAATCCCATGAGCCTTGCAAAACTTAATTTCATGCCCTTGATATAAAGCATAAAGATCGACATAAGTATCCCCAAATTGCTCGCCTGTGACAACGCTCTTTAAAAAAGTACCTTTGTTCCCGTCTTTGTCTAAGCATTGAATATAGACTTGCATTTTGTCTTTAATGTTTGTGACCATACCCGCCTCTTTTCTCTCCGATTGGAGATGGTTATTCCTTTGAAATTTCGTTTTTTATAAGATCATAAACATCATAAATTAATTGTGCTTTATGAGGGTTATAGTAGCTCATTCTTACGTTATTATTCGGCTGTGAGTAGACAATCATATAGCCATTAGGAAACATTCTATCCAATGCCTCAATGTGATTTTCTTGCATATCGTTTTTTTTCATCCTTTAAACTCTGCTTGGGGGGTTAAAGTGTTTTATGCGTAATGCGTTGCGTGTTTGGCTTGACCATCCCAAAGTTTGCAATAGCCATACTCCATCCGAACGCAAGGCGTATTGTCGTAAGACAATTTCAGTCTCTTGACCATTGGTGATTCTTTTTGAAAGCTATCTTTCATCGGGATAACGGTCGAGGTCATTTGATAGCCGTCTTTCTGAATAGCCTGTGAGTTTATCTGCTGAATGGTGACAGAGTTTTTCATGCGTTTAATCACTTGATAAAAATCATAGTTTGTTTGATCGTATCCCCAAGAGTGGCTAAAAATTGCGCCCTCTTTAATTTCATCTAAAGGATTTAAATTTGTCATCGTCTCCATTTTGATATCCTCTCTCTCTTTTTTGTGGTTAGGATTAAATTACCATGCATAAAAACTAACTTCATCTACATATTCTTCTTTGTTTCTATAGCCTATCTCATTTAAAGACTTTTTCATGCGGTCTTTTTCTCTTTGTGCTTTTTCGTATTGTCTATCCTCTTCTTTAATCATTATTTTTTTCATCTTCGCCTCTCTTTTTTGTGGTTAGGTTAAAGTTAATAACTATCATCATTAATAACTTTTATTTTATACTTTTCAATTAATCCACGGTATTTTTCAAAACTAAACCAACGATAGGTGAATGTAGCTTGCCATTTTTCGACGTTATGTTTAAACGCCCAAGTGTGCTCATCTTTTTTGCCTTTAAATATAGTTTTACATTCTATGGCAAGGAATTTAAGAAATTTTGTTCGACGTGCTAAGAGTTTTTTAGCTTGTGAGATTTCATCAGGCTCAATAGTTGTGAGCGTTGAGGCGCAATCTAGCCCAATGCGATATGCTTGTTTGTCTGTTTCGCCTTCCACGATTGCAATATTAGTGATAAACAAACCGCAATTTTGGCAAGTTTCACCAACCAAAGCTTCGCTAAACTTTCCATTATATTCAACGTCTATAATTTTATATCTTTGATCTATTCTTAGATTGCCTTGAGTCGCTAACATTTTTCGCCTCTCTCTTTCCCCTTGCGGGAGTTAAATTGCTGGCGTGAACTTTTCGACGTTTTTAACTTGCCAATTC